TCCTGAGAAGGCTGACGAGTCTTCACAGGATTCCAAAGAGTCTGACGAGACTGCTGAGGAGACGCCTACAGAGGAACCGTCCAAGGATAAAAAAAAAATGACTCCGAAGATGTCGCGCAAGATGAAGAAGGCTGCGAAGAAGCTCGGTCTTTCGCGCAAAAAATAACTACATGCGCAACGAAGATGGCAGCCGCTTTCAAAGAGTTGTTTTCGTAAAAAACAAAAAAGCTATCAAAGCTATGGGTAAATTATCAGTTTTGTCGTTCTGTGTAATATTCTTATTCTTAGGAATCAAGGGTATGCGTAGTAACTTGACGATTAGTGGCCCAACTCAGACAGTGTCTGCAAGTCAGCCACGTGCACCTGGTTTTGACATAAACCATTTGCGCACTAACGCCTTGACTCAACAGCGAGATACTGTACGTGATACAGTATACATTGAGTCAAAGCAAAGTTCAACACCAACTAGCGTGACGGTTGTGGCACCCAAACGCAAACAGATTAAGTATTGTACTCGCAACAAGTCTTATCTGTTCATAGCAACACCACGGGATCGTGCAAAGCTCTCCCTCGATTCAGTACTGGCGGACAGTACTATGAGCATATCTGAATTGACATGCCTAGGATCGAAAAACGTAAGAAGCTTAGCGAGGGATTGACGAGGTCTCTCTCGGTCAGTACATTTTAGTTATGTCTCATCAGCATAGGTACTATATCGGTAAGACCACAGCTTGTCACTGAATCCGATGAATTTAGACACGGTCGAGGATAATCACTACCGTTAAACGACAACCAACGAACTTGATCCGAGAATATGTTAGCCCTCTCAAAGGGTGAGAAACTCAAAAGGTAGGATGAAATGCTATGAATGTGAAAAACTCATAGTAAGTAGGGTCAGCGTTGTATCAACCCTACTCTGTACATACATGAGAACCGTCTGGCGATGTGTGTATATGAAAAGACGCATAAGTCTCAAGAAGAGCAAAACGAACCGTATCGATAAGTACAACAATGATACTAAGTTGTGCATTAACGTACACGAGTTGACATACATACAATTCCAACCTGTATGTAAGTATCAATAGCTTAGTTTAGTGTCACACGCCTCCAAAGCGTGCATTGAGGAACGAAGAATTTCATGAAGACTATGAGAGTACTACTCATAGGGTGACCATTAGGATAGCCGTACGGAAGTCCCACTGGTTCGATTCCAGTAATCTCAGTTGAATGGGAGACCGGGGATGGGGTGCAATAGTACAGATTGAGACCGCCAGGCTTTGGTCGTTTATGCGGTATATAAAAGTAAAATGACCAGACTCTCGATGCAGGAGAGTAGTAGGAGTGAAAGCCTTACCCGACACGAGACCGGGTTCATAAGTCTGATGTTAAGTTTACAACGAGCCCTTAGCAAGCAATGTTGTATTCAAGCGAAAGCGAGTAGGGTGACGCCGGATAGTCAGCCTGGGCTACAGGATAAGTAGCAAATAAAAAACAGAAGAACTGATCGATTCGAAAACCAACATGCCAAGTTGGAAGGACCTCCGTCAGTTGTTAATACGAATAAGTTTTAGTAGTGTTAAGTATATATGGTACTTTTTTAAGACTATGGTGCGAATGGTTTGGAGCCAGTAAAAATGTAGAATAAACGCCTACAAGTCGTAGCAGAATGCTTTTAACTTACCGTATCAGTCTCCTTGACACGAAATCAACCGACAGTCGTAGACGCATTTATAGAGTTAATTAACATGTTTAACAGTATGTCCTCCGGATGGAAGTAACGCTCACTATATCATACGTTGTAAGTATGTGAACGAGAATGGATAAGCTATCGTTGTAAGATAGACACTGCCTGTACCTCCCGGAAAGTTACTAATGGAATACACTATGTCGAATAGATAGGTAAAGCGCATACAGCAAATATGCGTGTATCGAGTCTATAGAACATATATCGTGAACCTAGTAGGCAGCTTCGTAGCCCATGAGACGCAGTGCAAAAGCGTATGCAGGTTTGGTTCAGTAACGCGGCCATAATCACACTCCCCTGTCTCGGGATGTTGTGATAAGCAAGAAGTGGGTGATAATTAGTAATAGCGATAGGGTTGAAGTCCCAAGTAATATTTCATGAAAAAGAAGAACTGACAGCAAAGTCAGGGCAAAAAAGCCGTAGATACGCTTAGTATGTTCGATAATGAAACGCACTCCTCGCGTACTCTCTACTGGAAGAGAGCAGGGTAGGTTTTCGAGTAAGACGGATGATTTATGTCTCTACTATAATCATCTTGAGGAAACATAGGCTTTTGTTGCTTTTAGCCTTTTATGCAAGCAACTCGGATGGAAACACAAAATATATCCGATCTTTCAATTTTCGTTGGTTAAGCCAGATTGAATCGAAATTTTGTCAACGTATTTATACTATGAGCATTAGTCGAGACGATCTGGTTGTTAGTAAAAATCATAAATACAAAAACTATTGGAGGTCTAGAAGAGTCCCTGAACCAGACCTTCAAGAGTTATACGTATACACAGAAGTGTCAAGGATCATTCAAAGCTTTCCTGACGGTGACTATAGAGTAAGGGCTTAGCTAATCCTACCGTTGGATTCCCAAATACACTGATTGAGCTTCTTAAAGGAATATAAAGGTGTAGGCTATAGAAGATAAAAGCGGCACACCATGTGTGCATCCTTTGAACGTATGACTTAAAACAAATAAACCATTTCAGAGATAAATAACATTGTATAATTCGTATCGTTGGTCAATCACTGACGATCTCAAAGAGGATACGAACATGGAGAATAAAGTAAAAATTGACGCAGCAGTTCTGCGGGGTAATCGTATGGAGTTGAGTAACATTGGTGGAACGCTTGGTGGACGGTTCTTCCGCCTTAACAAGCACGCAATTGACGATGAGTATGGTAATCTCATCGCACAGATTCGTAACACGGGTAACAAGGAGTTGTGTCTCAACCGAGGCATCAACCGGTACGCAATTCAGGGCTTCGATATTCATCGTATCGAGTTCAAGAACGCAGGTGATGGTACACCGTGCGTCTTTATCAACGAGGGTGACAAGAACTCCCGTGGTGAGGACATGAGTGCAGTGTGCCCCGTGGGCAATCGTAATCGACCGTTCACGGAGGCTTCCGAAGAGAGTATTGGCGAGGCTATCGAGTCTCAGCGACGGGACCTTATCTTTGCCGATCCTGATGGTGTAGTGGATATCGTAAACCGCTATAACCAGAATGAGATGGCACGAATCGACAGTCTCATTCAGCAGCTAACCAAGGCTAAGAACAACATTGTTCAGACGATCGAGAACAACAACAAGCGTGCCATGGAGTACAAGAAGGAGTTACGGGACAGCAGTAAGACCGTGACATCCGCATCGATCGTTGGATCCATTAGCGTCGAGTAACTATGAGTGTGACATCCAATTGTATAACCGAAAACAGTAAGCTCCACATTCAGGAAATGCTTCTCACTCCTCAGATCAGTGAGACTGTGTATTCTGATGTAAAGAAGGGTAAAACCTATAAGCTTACACGGATCCGAAACGACGGATCAATTTATCTCGGTGAGACTTCTTATGAGTGGTGGAACAATCTGTTCAACCTTAGTAAGGAGATCTCATTTGAGACGTTCTGTATGCGAGTATACGAGGCTATTGCCCAGATGGCTGGTGCAGAGGGCTCCGATACCCAAAAGACAATCATGCGTGGTTTGAATAAAGACATTCTTACTGCGCTGATAGCTACGAAAGATGTGAATATCGTGGTGGATCGTTTGTTCGATACGCTGCGCTTCGCAATCGAATCTAGCCCCATGGCGTCTAAGGGAACACCCTTACGGCGTGAGTCTGCTGAGGAAATCCTTAGCAAACTAAAATTCACTGGAGGAGCCGATCTTCCTGTATACGACTCCCGAGGCGACATTCTCGTGACACTTTACATGGAACCTACTGGATATAAGGTACGGCATGTGGACGATTAACTTGGGCTAACCAGATGCTACAGTCATCTGTAGTTGCAGATCAATGCGTATCTGTAACATACCTTTATGTGAGCTCGTAACATATCGTATCATTAAACCAATAGACTTCCTACATTATAAGCCAAAATGTTCTATGAACAACTTATGTTCCATATGCTGTAGTCATATGCAATCTTAAGATCAATGCGTATCTTAAGAGCAAAGTTTGTATGTTCAATGAGCTAAGAGCTAACTCCAAACAACAACAATCACCCCTAAAGAACTGCGTTTGCGCTCCGTATGCTGTAGTCATACGCCTTTGTAAGATCAATGCGTATCTTACAAGTCAAGCTTACGCAGTTCACATTGTCCCGTGGTGTAAATGGAAACACAACAGATTTTGGTTCTGTCATTCATGGTTCGAACCCATGCGGGATAACTAGGTAACTTACGAGGCACTCGAATTCAACTATGTTTTACTTTAAAGATATCAAATATGAAGGAGAATAAGAAGTTGAATGCCAATAATATTATCAGCACTCGTAAGCGTCTCGATAGTGAGATTGCCACCTATTGGTCTTTTATCAAGGCTGAGAACACGTTGCGTAATAACGCTCTGAAGTTTCGTACACATAATCTTCTAGAGCTATATAACCAGATTACGCAGAAGATTGAGCACCGAATCCTGATTAAGGGTTTGCTCAATAATCTTAACAACGACAAGCTTAGTTTTAGTAGTTCTGAGTTTATGAAGTCTCATTACTATAACATTTTCCGTCTTCAGGAGTGTCAGGAGCAGATTACGAAGCTTAATGAGATTCGTAAACGCTGTCTTGCACCTCAGTTGAAGGCTCAGAAGGGTAAAAAGGCACTCGGTTATAACGAGGTGTTTACCCATGAGAAGATTTCATCTATCATCAACAAGCTTGAGTTGATGGTGGCATCTTGCAAGAGTGCAATTGCCAAGTATAACGACGAGACGCAGATTGAGATAATTGACAACAGTCTCGATGCCGTTCTTGCGGCATAAAACAAGATAGAGCTTAGTGTTTTGGACTGCCCAGAGGGGATTCTGATCGATGCAGAAAAAGCTCACAGAGAGCGTTTAATCAGCACGGCTTAACAACTAACCATGAGACGTGTTAGATGCGCTTAGAAGGCCTGTATGAGGCCTTAAATCGAATGTATCACACACTAAAGACATTATCAAAATGAACACATATAATATTGACAAGCAGTTTAAGAAGTTTTGGAAGATTAGTCATGCAAAGAGCGCATTGTTGTGGAAAATAATGTGTTTTTTGGAAACCAAAAGAGGTCAATCGTTCGTTAACAACCTGCACAAATTCTCTTTGAAAGAATTGGGCATGATGTACGGCATGAACCTTATGACTATCAACAACAGTAGGAACGTATATACAATCATCGATAAAGCGATTGATCTGTGTAATATGAAACCTACTCCAGGAGCCCCGTACAAGCCCTGGGATGTACCTGAGAAGCCAGATTATCCCATGTACCTTACAAGTGGACGTCAGCCCATTAAAACGATCCATACGGCCGTTTATAGGCGTTTTCCGCACACTAAGAAGGTTGAGGATTATGGTTGGGACATCAAGTATCGTGATATCTCTGACATAGGATTGTTGGAGAATAAGCGTATTTATTGGCGATATGAGTATTATCGTGATTATACGAAACTTCTTGAGAAACATAAGATGGAGCGTTGGGAGCGTAAGCACCCACGTCCTACGGATACGATACTGAAACAAGACCTCTTCCCTGGGATGCTAACAGCAGCATGGAAGAATCGAGAGAGTGACGCACGTAACTACATACGTAATCTTGTGAAAGAAAAGTATGACAAATCATCTGTACCGTGTATCGCACGAGTCAAGAACTATGATGGCACGTACAAGAATGAGATTGTGAGTTGGATCAGTGATCCGCATAACAATATCAGTCGTATAAACAATGACGACTACGCAAACAACTCGTTAGTTCGTACAGGAGCAAAAGATCTCCTGTCATATTCCATGAACAAAAATGTTGTATGCGGGTACATACAGAATCGAACTCAGACGTTGGGTCGTATATTGACGATGGACATGATTCATCAGATTGCTGCCTAACGTGAGACCTATTTAGCACTATAATGGTGTTGAATAGGTCTTTTGCGAATGTGGTGGAACGGTAGACACGTAACACTTAGGATGTTATGCTAAATAGCGTGCAGGTTCGAGTCCTGTCATTCGCACAATGCATATTGATTGATTTTAAGTTTTTAGTTATTGGAATTTCTCATAAACAAGTCTGTGTCACAAGCGTGTGACAAAAATACTCAGGTGTGTGAACATATGAGTATCTTGATCTCTTAACTCAGTTGGTAGAGTACAACACTTTTAATGTTGGGGTCATGGGTTCGAGTCCCATAGGGATCACTTTGATTAAGTGTCTTTTTATTAGTATTTTTACTTTAAATTAAGGTTCTGCAATGATTTGATGATACCACAAAAACATAGTTGCTGTGAAACAGCTATGTTTTAGCACCAACAGCGGTTGGTGTATTTGACTCCGTAGCTCAGAGGTTAGAGCATGGCATAGTTAATGTCAAGATTGCGAGTTCGATTCTCGCAGGAGTCGCATTTACAAGAATTACATTATCTTTAACATCCACAAAAACATTGTTGTTGTGAAATAGCGATGTTTTAACACCGACAGTAGTCGGTGTTTTTGCCTCTTTAGCTCAATTGGTGGAGCACTTGATTTGTAATCATGCGGTTGTCGGTTCGAGTCCGACAAGAGGCTCTATATGGCGTGATGGTGAAAATGGTAGACACGATGGATTTAAGATCCATTGGCCAGTAATGGTCGTGTGGGTTCGAACCCCACTCGCGCTACGTGTTATTTTGTTTTTCCATTAGTTACAACATGTGGTTTTTTCCATTTATTTCTCATACGGTCTGTGAAGATAGTATGAGACCCGGGCCTTTAGCTCAGTTGGTTAGAGCAGCTGGTATAATTAGTTGGGGAGTTGGCGCAAGGCGAAGAATTTTTATTTGATAAGAGAAATCTCTCGACACGTCCAAACCCTTGTTGTAGTAGAAAGTGTGGTGGTATTAAATCACACTGGAAGTAACCATATTATACCAGAAGATCACAGGTTCAAGCCCTGTATGGCCCACATAACACGAACAGCTGAAATATGTGCTTTGAATATAAGCAGTAAGTCGTGGCAAACTTACTTTAAAGTATTTAGCCTTCATGAATTGATAAATATGATTGTTCGTGCCCCATAACGGCTATAGACGTATAGATCGTAAAACCAGAGCCTCTGATGATTCAAGCAATGGTGCAGAACGTAGGCTGCAGTTGGCAACTCACTATAGTTTAAGTTGCAGGGCAGAGTGGTCTCGGAGTTTCGAGAAAGGGTTCGACTCCCAACTGCCCTCTATAACCAAACGAGTCTTAGAACCATGGTAATACATAACAAACCAGTTATCGTCTACGATATTGAGGTGTTTCCGAATGTGTTTCATTGCACTTGCAAAAACACTGAAACTGGAGAGTATAACAAGTTCGAGATTTCGCAACGTAGAATTGATATTGATAGTTTGGTTGAGTTCTTCAATAGAGATTATCTCTTTTGTGGATACAACAATAAACGCTACGATGATGTTGTAATCAACTATATTATCATGTATCGAGAACCATTATCCAAATCTCCATTATGGAGACGTACGGATAGTATCTACAAGCTGTCTCAAACAGTCGTATTGTCCAAAGACGGAGATACTAAAGCATTTAGACGATGGATGTTCGCAAACTATTTCGAATCTATGGATCTACTAACAATGTTGTTTAGTAGTAAATTACGTGTAGGTTTGAAAGAAATGCAAATAACGATGTTCTATCATAATGTCCAAGAGTACGATGGAGATTTCAATGAATTTCTTCCACTTAACCAGATTGACAAAATGATAGAGTATAACATCAACGACGTAGATTCAACTGAACAGTTGCTGAATACGTTACAAAAGAAAGGAGAGATCGATGTACGGTTATTCATGGAAGATGAGTATAATATCAACGCATTATCCATGGATAGCGTCAAATTCGGAGAAACGATGCTTCTTAAGGAGTATTGTAAACGTACACACCAAAGGGAGAGTATAGTCAGTGAACAAAGATCTCCAATGGATTACGTACCTCTGAAAGACGTTATTCTACCGTTCATTACATATAAAAATCCGATATTACAAGGCGTTTTGGAAGATATGAAACGACAAGTCGTTCCTACCAGAAAAGAGCTTATTCCAAAAGGCCAAAAAGCATACGAGAAGTGTTTTGTTATCTCGAAAACGCGCTACTCTGTGGGCGTTGGAGGAATTCATTCCTTAAACAAACCAGAGATCTTCGTTCCAAGTGAAGGTGAGTACATAGGGCATGCAGATGTCACCTCAATGTATCCATCTTTTATTGTACAATATAAGTGGGTACCCCGTCACTTAGGAAAAGAATTTTGGGAGTTGTATAAGCATGTATATCATGAACGTATAGCTGCCAAACGTAGTGGAGAATCAGTCAAGTCGACAGCTCTAAAGCTTGTACTGAACTCAGTAACAGGGAAAATGCAGCAAGAAACCTCATGGATGTATGATCCATTTTCAGTGTTTAAGATTCGTATCAATGGACAATTGGTACTTCTTATGCTTGTAGATAGATTGCTCCAGTTGGGCTGTAGGATTGTGCAGGTCAATACAGATGGTGTCATGTATGTTGCTAAGGAGGCAGATAGGAGTGGTGTCCAATCAGCAATCCATGAAGTAGAGCAACTTACACGTTTAGGTTTCGAAACTGATGACTACGAAGCGTTTTATCAGTACGCTGTTAACGATTATTTCGGTGTCGTTAAAGGGTATTCTCAATCCAAGAACCCAAAATTGATAGAAAAAAAGGGATTGTTTATCACAGATGCCAAACTAGGTAAAGGTCTTGCACCATTGATTATACCTAAAGCTGTGATTAACTATTTCCTTACAAAACAAGATGTGTCAGAGTTTATCAAAAGTGCTAATAACATTGATGATTTTTTAATGACACAACGCGTTGATAAGAAGTTCAAGGTCGAATACGCAGATAAGTATATACAGCGAATCAACCGCTTCTATGCATCAACAAACGGACACTACTTGTTTAAGGTTAAATATGAGGATGATGGTCCTCATTATTCGAACATGCTAACAAAATCCGGCATAACGATCTTGAACAAGTTAGATTCCAAACCAATTGAAGACAGAAAGATCAACTACAGCTATTATATATCAGAAGCTCGTAAGATTATAAATGATCTAAAATGTCGACAGTTAGAACTCTTTTAGTAACCAACTTGTTAACCTTTGAGTATAAGAGATGATTATTGAATTAGATACAAAACTTGCGGATTTACCGCAACAACTCAATATGAACCAGTTGGTGTTCCTAAGTATGGTATTAGACGACAATCACAAAAATAATCAAGACGTCCAAAAAATTGTCAGCCTAATTACGGACGATGAAATATCATACTTAGTTTCTCAGGGACTTATAACCTCGATAGAGAAAGGTAATTCAATTACGTATCAAGCAACTGATCAGCTTAAAAACCATTTAAAACCTGAAAAGGATTGGTTTGATCAGTTTTACGATATGTACCCCGTCTATATTATGCGACCAGATGGTGTAAAAACCTATCTTAGAGCAAATGTAAACAAATGTAGACGCATGTTTAATTCAAATGTTGGAAAAAGCTCAGCAATGGCTCAACATCTCATTGACTGTCTTAAGTTTGAACTCGATAAAAAGAGTAGAACAGGAAAGTTGATGTATATGAAGACAATGTGGCGATGGTTAGTTGACCATCAGTGGGAAGAATCTGAGGAAGAAATGCAAGACCAAGTGAACGAAACAAAACAACAAAGTTATGGAACAGAACTCATCTAATCTTAAGATACGACCAATGTCTATAGTAGCTCAAGAAGCTATTGACTATATACGTGGTAGGAAGGAACACAGTGTTGTGTCTCTAAGAACAAGATGGGATAAGCTCAACTCTCAGTGCATGGGAGGTATAGAGCCAAACACTGTTTATACGTTTACTGGAATTTCAGGAACAGGTAAGAGCTCTCTTGCAAATCTTATCGCAACGGACATTATTGATCTTAATCCGAGTGAAGACGTTGTGATTCTTAATTTTTCGTTAGAAATGGTTGGCTTTAGGCAGGTCGGAAGGACGCTCTCAAATAAGCTTAAGAGAACGACTTCTGACCTGTATAGTTCTGAAAAGGACCTGGACGACAAAACCTTCGCTAGTGTCGTATCAGTAGCCTCTAAGCTAAAGAAGTATCCAATCTACTTTGTAGACAATCCTGGTACTTCTACGCAAGTTAAGAATACAATTATGGCATTCTATGAACAGTATGTAAAAGGTACTGGAAAACATTTCATTATAATGTACGATCACGCACTTCTAACAACGCGTGATGGTTCAGTATTGGAGACAATAAGCAACCTGCTTCAAGTCTTCATACAAGCTAAGAAGTTACCTCTTACGAGTGTTATACTTCTTACGCAAATGAATAGAAACATAGAACAGCCAGAAAGGATTAACAACCCATCGGGACATTTCCCGATGAGAAGTGATTTATCATCATCAGATGCTGTATTCCAAGGCAGTGATTATGTCTTGGCAATGCATCGACCGGAATTGTTGGGAATAAGGGAGTACGGACCCATGAAGTTACCAACAGAGAATAAGGTTTACATGCATATCTTAAAAAATAGAGATGCAGGTAAGCCATGCATCATCGAATTCGAGAACGATCTTAAGTTCAACAATCTGATTGAGTGCTAAGCATCTGAGAAGACGTTTAACACATTATTATAGGCTGAATATTATGATTAAGAATACTTTTATCGTTGACAAGACTAACACCAATAACAATTACAATACGTATGACAACTATTCTGAGGATCTCACTTCTCTTATTTTGTCTTCTGTGATTGCGAAGAACTCTTCTATGCAGCAGGAGAAGCCCAAGAAGAAGAGTTTGTTTAGTTTTGTGTTCAACAATAAGCCTGCGAAGACAACGAAGCCGACCAAGGAAATTGGCTTGTTGGAGGCAATCAACTATCTTGCAAACGACTATCGCCCCAACAACTATTGCGGTGATTATACGAAGATTAAGCTTTCTGACGGTACGATTATTCGTATCTTCGGTGACGATGAGGTTCAGATCAACGATACTCTTTTGAGTCTCGATGATTCTGCAGCCATTCTCAAGTTGCTGAAGCCGTCAACACAGAAGTTGATAATTGATTTCGTGATCAATTTCAAGTTCTAATATATAAAAAATAGACTCAAGAAGCATGATAACACTACCTACAAGTAAGGTTCCAGCAACATCCACGAATCCAAAATTTTTGATAGTTTATGGGCGCCCCAAATGCGGAAAGACATCCGCTCTTGCCCAATTAGATAACAATCTAATAATCGATCTGGAGGGAGGAAGTACGTTCATTGATGCTATGGCTGTACAGGCCAGGAGTGTTAATGATCTTGGAGAGATTGCTCAAGCCATTAGAGCTAAGAACACTGAAGTGGGGCATAATTTCTACAGGCATATCACTATTGATAATGCCACTCGTTTAGAAGAAATCTGTTTAGGTTACGCCGCTACGTTGTACAAGAAAACTCCACTTGGTAAGAAGTGGGAAGGAACAGACGTCAAAACTCTTCCGAACGGATCCGGGTATTTATATATTCGCCAAGCCGTCCGCAAAGTTATTGATATGTTCCGTGAATTGTGTGATGAGTTCATTCTAGTAGGTCATGTAAAAGACATACAGATTGAACAAAATGGTGAAGAACTTAGCCAGATGGCCCTCGATTTAGTGGGAAAACTTGGAACTATCATCTGTGGCGAATCTGATGCTGTTGGACTCGTATATCGTAAAGGTAACGAAACACATGTCAGTTTTGTTGGAGGAGATGGTACAACAAAGGAGGCACGAGCTCCCCATTTGCGCGGAAAAGACATTATTATTGCAACAGGTAATGACGATGGTACGATAACCACGTATTGGGATAAAGTGTATAAGAACGATTAAGAACTATAAAGTCAAGAAATTATGTTTAATACGAAGAACGCAGTTATTACAAATACAGAGAGTAACGGCAACTACATGCCTGCAGGTATCAATGAGAATGTGCATTTGAAGGAGGTTAACGTAAATGTATCTCCTACTGGTCTAGACTTCCTGGAGATTGTCTTTGAGAACAAAGATGGTCAGACAGTTAGTATGAGTGAGTGGCAGAACAAGAAGGGTTTGTATACAAAGACCGATGAAGATCTTCAGCGTGCTGATGATCGCCAGTTTGGTCGTTTGATTCAGATCATCAATTGTTTCTATCCGACAATCGAGGATGTTGAGCTTAACTCATTCAAGGAGATGATCACTTGGGTTAAGAGTAAACTTGATCCTATGATCGCTACGCAAAAGGAGCTTCGTCTCAAGGCCGTGTTCGATAAGAACAATTATGTAACAGTCTCAAAGAACGGTATCTTTGTAGAGCCGATGACTGTGGACAAGAAAGATTCCCAGATAAAGAAGTTTAGTCGTGACAATTTTGAACGTACAATTGTTGCCGACAAGGAGACTTCTAACGACCCGCTTACTGGTAAGAGTACTCCGGATACTGGGAAAGGTGCTGACGACCTTCCATTCTAAAATGGTCAGTGGTGGAATGAATCCTAAACCCTAAGCTTACCGGATTGTGCTTTAAACAATCCGACAACTCGTGAACGGTTTTCCTTAGTTTGTGTGTTTAATAAGGAAGAGAGGTTCGATTCCTCTCCACGAGACTAACATAGAACTTATAAGTCAAATGTATAGCACAAGAACAGCTAAAACAATGAGTTTAAAAGACTTGTTGGATAAGTTGGATGATTATGCTATTTTCTCGTATTATCTTGGTGATTTTAAGATCAACAAGCTAATGAATAGTCCACTTCGATCTGATGACAAGAACCCATCGTTTGCTGTATTTAGAAGCAGAACTGGAGGGTTGTTGTATAAAGATCACGGCACTGGTGATGGAGGTAACGCTATTGATTTTATCAAGCGATATCGAAACATCAACACAAGGCCAGAGCTTGAAAAAGAACTACTTCGTATAATAAGAAGGGTGAATCCTTCTCAATCCTATCATATCTCCACATACGATTACTCTACGTACCATGATATGGATTTCGGAATAGTTCGACAACCGTTTACTAGCGTAGATAGAGATTACTGGAAACAGTTTTCGATATCTATGTCTACGTTAAACTTGTATCAAGTGTTTAGCATTAAATATTTTCTTTGTAATAGAATCGTCCGTGGAATCTACAAAGAGTGTAATCCTATGTATGCGTATAAGGTTGGTAACAAATTTAAAATATACCGACCTTTAGCCTCTAAGTATACTAAATGGCGTTCTAATCTGACAAATGAGGACGTACAGGGATTATCTGAATTACCCAAGGAGGGTGGGAGTATTCTCATTATCACAAAGTCTCTTAAAGATGTGATGGTACTACATGAGATGGGATTTAATGCTATTGCTGCAGCAAGTGAGACAACATTCATACCTGAAGATATATTGGCTACTTTGAGTACCAAGTGGTCTAAAATACTAATACTGTACGACCGAGATGCAACAGGAATGTCAAATGCTCGTAAGTTAAGTAAGAAGTATGGATATGATGCATTTTTCATCCATAAGAGCTTTAAAGCCAAAGATATATCAGATGCCGTTAGAGACAACGGCTTTGATAAAGTAAAACAATGGTTGACCAAAACATTAAGTAGATATGAAGATACTATGATACAAAATGTCGAAAGTTAAGGCTAACAAAGCGGTTCCTAAAGGAACTAGGTTAAAACATGTAATTCAAGATGGCTATGAATTTAAAAGTCCATTAGAGGCTTATACTTGGAACGAATTCAAAAAACATAATATTCCAGTACAATATGAGCCTCAACATTTTGAATTACAACCTAAGTTCGAATACCTCGGGAAACGCTATCGCAATATAAAGTATACTCCAGACTTTATTGGAGATGGGTTTGTGTGCGAATGTAAAGGGAGGGTGCAACGAGACTTCCCCCTTCGTTGGAAGATGTTTTTATACAACTTTAAGCTGAAAGGCTTAGAACGAAAGGCGTACATCGTACATAATCACAAAGAGGTAGATTCAATGATTCAAGAGATTAAATCCAGAAACAATGAAAGAATTTGCTAAAATGGGTGACAAAATTATTCCGTCACCTCAGGGTATTGATTATGAGCTTAATTGTGATCATGTGTATGAGATGCAATATGATCCATATAGTGGTGAAATATTTCTTGTAGAGCGAGATCCTATTAAGGATCAAACGCTATATTTTACACAAGATGACAAGAAGTTTATTAATTGTGTCCTAAACCATGCATCTCGAAGTGAGAAGACTACTGGTGTACTGCTATGTGGTCTAAAGGGTTCAGGCAAGACTGCTATGGCTAAACATATAGCTAAGAAGTCAGGAATGCCTGTGCTGATTGGAAATCCCTGTATCAGGATAAATCGTCTAAAAGAGTTTTGTGCAAAGATTCATCAAGCTGTTTGTATAATATTTGATGAGTTTGAGAAGGAGTGGGATTCTTCTGAGGTACTAACTCTTTTGGATGGAGTCCAAGACGGTTGTAAGCGATTAGTGCTTATGACTTGTAATGATAAGAAAGGTTTATCTGATTATTTGTTTGACCGCTGTTCTCGTATACGTTATCAACGAGAATTCTATGGTGTTAGCGAAGGTATAGTCAACAAGCTGGTTACTAGTGTTTGTGGAAAAGAGGATAAAGAATTAGCTAATTTTATATTCAGCAAGTTCAAAGTGTTGTCTTACGACAATATAATGTCTTTCTTGGATGAGTTAAATCATTCCAATGATTCGAAAGAAGATATTCTCAAATTCATGAACATAGCACTCAAAAATGAGTAATAAAGAGTCAGATAAGCTAAAGAAACAATTCGAGACTGCATTCAAAAACCATGATCCTAAGCTTGCGTTAGAAATTATACGTAAGCATAAGGGTTTGAGACATCGATCCAATGGAAAAGACTAAGATCCCGTATTATGAGGATATGACTCGAATAAGCAATAGCAACATAGGCTGGTTCCTAAAGAAGGGGCCAGCCTATTTGCGTAATATGCTTGATGGAAAAGAAGAAGGTTTGAGCTTACCACAATTAGCTAAGGGTACAATGATACACGAATACCTTCTTCAACCTGAAGAGTTCCAAAAAGACTACGTTGTATGGGATGCTCCGCAACCAAAATCCTCACAAGAAACAAAGTTTTGCGAAGAGTTAGCTACAACCACTGAAATAGAGCCTGATAAAGCCGTTCTAAGCGCATATAAAGCCGCGTACAGAACAACTGGCCAGAGTGAGAGTAAAATGCTCTCAGAAGGCCTAAAAAAGGCCTCTACGCTTAATTTGTATATCCAAAGCATTAAGGAGAACGATAAGCGTATTAAGATAAGCCCATATACAATGAATAAGCTCATGGAACTGTCTGAAGTATGTAACAAACACAAGAAAGCAAAAGAGCTTCTTGAGAATGTAACTAATTCGGATGTAAAAACATATCATGAGTTTCACATCAACTGGTGTGCATATGGTGTTGCATGTAAATCACTGTTAGATTGTGTCAAATTTGACATCGATCATAAAACAATAACATTGATGGACATTAAAACAACATCACATCTATACTCATTTGAAGATAGCATGAAAGAGTTTGACTATTTGAGACAATTATGTTTCTATACAATGGCTCTTAGCTGGTATATTGAGAATGAATTAAATGATGATCCTTGTGACTGGGCTTTCAAGTGGTATATTGTAGGAATTTCCAACGATTGGTCTAATCAGGTGAGAGTGTTTGAATTCACATCTGATCAGGTCTGTAGTAGGGAAAATACTATAATTAATGCTCTTCAAGAAATCAAATGGCATCAAGAGACAAATCAGTGGGATTATTATAGATCTTACTATGAGTCTGATGGTGCTGAAAAACTGAACCTATGAGTCAATTGTTAAAATTTGCTGTATCTAATCTAAATGCCAATCTTACTTACTTAGATGTAAGTCCTCAATCAGGCTTCGTTAAAGCTAGTTTTGACGATATTGATAGGCCCTTTTTAGATAATCACTTCTTTCTAATGTATGATTGGAGTGTTAAGGATAAGCAAGTAGCTGCTACAGAATATAAACTACGATCGTTTGATAATTTGTATAATGTACGTACAATGTTTGTCAATAAAAAGCCTTATGTTGTATATGCATTTACATTGCCTGTAAATCTAAAGCGTATGAAGAGTTGTTCGTTTATAGATATGAAGACTAAGAAAAACGCATTAGACTTTTGGTGGGATTATGATTTCAATTTTAGTTCGGACATACTGAACAACAAGTTGTATACACCATATGTGTATGATCCTATTCCTGCTCAAGATTATAGGCCAGATGACGAGTTTGTATAACAAAAAAGGAGATGTTCAGATATACTGAACGTCTCCTTTTATTTTTTATATTATATATTACATCATTTGTCGTGGGGTTAAACAGATAACAACATTACAGATAGTCATCAGAAGTCATCTGTAAAGCCTTCATTGCCAAAGTCGTCTGTGAATTCATCATCAGAAACCTTAGGTTGATTATTCTCAACCCATTGTGTCTTTTTAGGAACGATGAAGTTGTTAGGTGATTGTTGTAAGTAGAAGTTTGTGGTAGATTTAATACCTTCTACATGCAATCCTTTAATGAGTGCATCTGCAGATGTATTTTGGAATATTTTAAAAATATCTTTAGTAAATCTATTAAAACCTTTATATCCACCTTGTTTGATCTCCTCATCTGATCTATCGTTGATGATATCCATTGGAATATCCATCCATCTATTCAAATTTTCAATATACGATTTTGCAACAGACGGTGTACTAAGTATATCCATAACAACGCCTGGTGAATACGCAGAAGCTCGCTCTTGAAACAACTTTAACGTAAATGCAAGCATGTGCCAACGAGCTAGATTCTTAGTTGCCTAATCCATATTACTTGTGTCTACGTCAATTATAGGTTTTCCATTAAATGGAAGTAAGTCAATAACCCATTCAGGATCTTTATCAGGATCATCTCCGTCATGACCATATGTAAACGGAACAACAAATCCTAACAACGCTACAACAATACCAGCCAATATAGTCATATCAGCAATCGTTCTACGAACAGCATATCGTTGATTGTCTGTATATTCAAGATTCATACCAGATCGTTCAGACTTCTTTTTCCATCCAATAGCTTGACTTAACCAAGTTCTACGTAACCACTTCTGACAGCCACGTATGAAGTCTTTAAACACAGCTCCATCAAACTATCCTGTTGATAGATTTTCGTAACCCATCTGATCTCCAACATGTCCGTATTCACTAGACCAGCTTATGTTTTCATTCTTATTGTTGAATTTAACATAATCAATACCGTTGTTTCCAAACATGTCCCAATATCGATTTACGAAGAATCCACGCATCAATAAGAAGAATGAACCCCATATGTTCTAAGATAAGAATGCTTTTTCAGACTGATGAACAACTCCATTATATACGGATGTACGATCATGTAATAGTTTAGCCATTCTATTCTTAAGATCTTCTGTGACGTATTGTTCATACTCTTTTTTAACAGAGAAGTTACCATCTTTGTCAAACTCATAAGCATCCCACAGTGTTATTTCTGATCTTTTCCAAACACGTTTACCAGCTTTACGACCAAGCTTCATATTATTCAGAATATTACGCTCCATATCAACGATTTGATTACGAGACATAAACTTCTTCTCACCAGTTGTTGGATCTTCAACAAGCTTAAAGTGTCTATAAAAAGCAATCAGCGTTGATGTGTTAATCATATAATCAGCTAACGAATATCCAGCCATTCTTCCAAAGAACATGTGTGCAAGTTTATTTAGCTTACTACGATCCGTTTGTTTAAATATACCATGTATATCTTTATCACCAGCCTGATTATATCGCATAGCTGCTTCGAGCTTGTTATGAGCTTCTCTAGCTCCTATGTTGAAAAATGATTGCAGCGAATACATCATTGCATGTGTCCATCCGTATATGAAATCTGATACAGTCATATATTTACCACCAATAGCATCAACAAATGAGCTTATCCATGCATCAGCATAACCAACAGTCATTACCGTGATATTGTTACCCAAAAGAGCAACTGTTGCTAAAGAACGTATTGTTTTAGCACGTTGTTGAATGGTTTTGTCTGACTAAGCATCACGTTTGCTTTTAGTTCTAATCTTAGCAGATGTCTCTTGACCAAATACACGAGAATCAAGTATGTTCTTAAGTTTCTAAGCTTGTTTACCTTGATCTGTACGTAACTATTGATTACCACCAGGTTCTGTTGTTTCAAGGGCTCTTTGCAAAAGTTCCCATGACGCAACATGCTTAGATTTATTGTTAAAGTTAGCAGCCATTTGATAATACATAATAACAGATCCTAATACATCTGTCGTTATCAAAGACGGGTCTTCTAATCGTTGTACCCAACGAACTGGTAGATTTGTAATAGGAGTACCATCTGGTCTACGAGGAATATCTAAATTACTGGTCGCATCTGCATGTTGTTCATAATATTTACCGCTAAACGCATCAACACCCATATATTTAATAGTTTTCCACATATTACCATTAAACATGTTACGATACAACATTTGCATCTTATCGCCAGTTATTTGTGGTAATAGTTCTGATCGCTCTGAAGCACGTTGAGGTATGTATGAATTAGCCTCATCCATAATACTTTTCAACGCGTCTAAGAACTGCATGTATTTGCTATTCTTAGCCAACTTATCATATTTATCATTATGATAAATATCCTCGTGCGGCTATACTGGATGATTATCGTTTGAATCAAAACCTTTATGATTTACAAAGTCTGACATCTCATCAAGTTCTTGATAATCACTTATTGGAACTCTTTCAATCAGTTTATACGTCTTACCACCCGCAGATATTGTATCAAGTTTTGGTGCTAAGTATGAAAACGCACTCAACTATACAGTTCTACCGCTTTCGTCGACATACGTAAATAAATCTGTAAACTGTTGATACATTGCAGGATTAGTTGCACCAACTTTATTGTACACTTGCGATAGATAGTTGAAATACGCAGTGTGACTACCATCTGTTGTAACACACTGAATCATGTCAGCAAATGTCTTGAACGGAATTTTAGGTTTTGTTTTAGAAATCTTACCTTGTTCAATAAGCTCACGTTTAACCTTAGCAATCTCCTGGTCTATTCTCTTAAGCTCTCTCCACATAGACGTGTCAGTTGATAATCCAGTACCAGCTTTATCTAAGTTAGGTTGATAGAACCCGAGTTTATATTTCATAAGATTTATAAGCTCCTTCTTACGTTTATTTAAAGCATCTAATCTTGGGTCTTTATACTTACGACCTAACTGCTATAGAAGATCATAAAAGTCATCGGTGAGCTGCATAGAAGTATTATCGTTTATAAACCTATTACGCTCATTAGGATCTGTTATTTCGGATAAACGTTTATTATAAACATCATAGTTGATTTTAAATTTAACATGATTTTTTATAAATGCGTACCAATTAGAAAGTTCATCAGCTATACGTAACGCATCACCTTCTTTTGCTCGTACATTTGTTATTCCGTCGGAATCAACCCATGACTCATAATGCGAACTAAGAGCATTTTTCTATCTTCGTAATACTTCAAGCTACTTCTTCTCTTGAGGAGACAATAAGTTTGTGTTGATAAATCCATCCTTATCACGTATATTCTTAGTTATAAGATTTATATTACGATTTATCTGATTCAGAGCAATAAGTGTGGATCTTGACAAATAACGTCTACGCTGTTTATAATAATCAACAGTATATCGTCTATTCGAATGTGTATCCAACCAATCATCTAATTCATCGTAATATTGATTATAAACAGACTTATCTGCAAGTTCGTCATCGTCATGAAACTGGACATTACCTTCATCGTCGAATGTTATAGCATGAGCTCCGTATTTATCAACGTTTGAATATTTCTCGTTTAACTATGCGATAACTTCATCACGATCTTTATAGAACTATCCGTAGTTAATAGGTCGTATAAAGTATCCAGTTGGAGCGCCTTTTTTATCAAGTTCCATGAACTATTTTTGAAAGTTCAATATACTTAATTGGGAGCCGACAGGACGTATCTCGTTATACAGTTTAACAAGTCTAGTACCGACACTCAAAGTTTGACGATGAGTTTCAAGATCTGCATTTTTAATAGCATCATCGATCATACGTATAAGTGAAGATCTACTACGAGAAGCCATACCTATCCAAAATTCACCAGCATTTAATTGTCCATACATATATGAACCCTCTAAGAATTCATAAGCTCTTTGTCTAAAAGCTGCTTTATCTTTAAGATCTAATGTATTTACAATCTGATCTATATAATATTTAGCATATGGATGAAGCAGATGCGTTTTATACGTATCATATAATGTATTTAACGCTACATTTAATTGTTGACAATATGCAGCAAGATCAACTCTACCATCTGGATTTAAACTATACCAATATTTGTTATACTGAGAAACAGCCGATGTTGGAGATGAGAATAGTTGATTTATGTATGAGAATAATAGCTGATAATGACCTAACAAATCTCGTTCTAGAGATATCAACATATCTGGGTTCCACTCAGAAGGATTCTTATGAACAATAGATTGTATATATTGGTATACATGTGCGATATCGCTATCAGCATTACGTAACGAATCAAATAGTGCATCATACAAATCTTCAACCTTATTGCCATCGTATTGCTCAAATCGTTCAATCTAGTTCTTAAGTCTAACTATTAATTTCTCATTACGATTCTTCTTAGCTTGAGAAGCTTTTAAACGACTTGTTGTACTAGAATGTAGTTTGTTCAATATATCACGATCTTTTTCATTTAACAACAGAGATGATGAATAATCACCAACAGCTCTATCGTATATAATCTGTACATTCTAATCGTGATGAAGTTCTGCATTCCACATTTGTGCAGCACGTATAGCGTTAATAACTTCTGCTTTTTGTTGATCGGTAACGGTCTTAACACCAAAAACGCTCTTAGCTAATTTGGTAAGATTATCCCAGAAGCTAGCTATATAATCAAGTATAGACTTATTGTTTATACGATCGTTGATGTTTTGATCAGTGACGGCATTTACTAAAGCTCTCTCAAGATATTCAGACGTCCTAGAACCAGTGTCATTGAATATATCTAAGCCTTTTTGAATAAGATCAGAATTCCAAAATAAACGAATATAATCACGAGCAATTGCTTTATCAACAGCTACTATATCACATTCAATGAAAGCTTTATATAAAGCTGTTGTCACATTGTTATAATCACTAACACCAGCTACTTCATAATATAGCTCGGAATATTTAGAACGATATTTCTACCATGTATCCTCGTTTAGTTGATTTATAGTATATTCTAAAAAATCATCTGTTTTACGATGTCTTGTTGCAACGTAGATACCATCGACATACTATAAGTTGTAACGATTAGCCAATAACTGTTGTACGGACTTAAGAGAATCTTTCATACGATGACTATCATACTCGACAATCTTAGCAGCTCTTGTTTGATTATCCCAACCTGTTATAGATTTATTTATCTTACTACTAACACTTACGAAAGCATCTTCTTGAGACTTTAGCCATCTATCTTTTTCGGATTTAACCTAATCAAATACATCAGATATACTCTTTAAAAACAGTTGGTTGCTTAATGAAAAACGTTGTTCAAAATCAGGAATTGTTTTAAGCTAAACAAACTACACATCATCTGATAATATCAGTTCTGTTAATCTTTTAAAACCAATACCTTCAGCTAAGTTCTCAGCTGTGATTTCATATTTCTGTATGATAGCATTAAACTTAGGAACTCGCTTTAGATACCCGACAATACCTTTAAACAAATCTAAAACTTTATCTCCGAAATTATATTTAGCTTTAGATTTCTTTTTATCTGAAAAACGATTTTTAAACTCATCAAATACGTATCTACTCAACGCCTGAGTAACCAATTCTTCATCTTGGTGTTCTTTATACAAAGCGTTTATTTCAAGATTCAATTCTTTAAAATTATCCTTTGCAAATGATAAGAGTCTTTTGAATAATTCAGGATTATCCTGCTTAATATTGTATATAAGAACGTGCAACATTTCTTCAGCTAGAATCTAACCGTTAAATCTACCAGCACGCAAGTATATTGTATTACCAGCAATGAACGAATTAGCAGATCTTGCTTCGATACCCGTACCTTTTCCAACAGACCAATCTGATAACTTATTCCATGTTTCTTCGCCAGCAACAAGTATTTTAAACCTGTTTCCAAATACGTCCTGTAGCTTTTGTTTAAAAGCTCTTAGCATATCGTCTGGATTCCCAGGCTTGAATAAGTCACGGGATATTATATCCTTACGGTCTACTGTCAAAGGCTTTTTAGACTAGCTATATGCTTGTATAATAGTATAACCACCTTGGAAAAACCATTCATTACCATGTCTTATATATTGACGTGTTGGGTTGATTCCACGATCATTCAAAAGTTGTCTAGCTTCCTTAACAGCTCTATATGTATGACCAGTTTGTGTTTTGTTTTCTTCAAACCAGTTGATCATTGATTGTACATCGAGACTGTATCGTAGACCACCCTGTAATGGACTTATTGTACCGTCTCTGTTGATAGATCTTATATTATACTGATCTGCAACGTTGACAACAACGTTGTGCGAGTCATCATCAACTATAGATAGTGATTTATCTAATGTAGATACGTAACATGGATATACGGAAGAACTTGTATCTGATAACGATATTGCCTTATTTGTAAAGGCTGTAGATGGTTCGTTAGACTCATAAAACAAAACCCTCGGTTCTCCGTTAGAATCAACAGATGTACTTTTATAATCAAGACTGGTAAGCCAATCTCCAAACCAATCTTTAAAATATTGTGTGTATGTTACAGACTTAGCTTTTATAGCCTATGATCGATCTCCATATAACGATTGGAGATTTGAAAACAAAGTAGAGTCGGCTCCGTTAGGAGCCTTATCTACCATGTATCCATTATTAAGCGACCATACAGCATATGCACCTACTTCACCTAAAGTAGATACAAGCTCATTAAACTCTTTAGCTACGTCTGGATTACTTAAATTAGGACAAAAATACATATTAATTACCTTTACAATGTTTCATAATATCATCGTTAAACAACGATTGTTCACGGGAATCATCATATTTAACATCAATAGATTCGATTATAGGAACTGCGATATCATCGTATGGCGTGTCATCATCAACATTCTCCAAAAAGTCACATATATGATTTGCAACAATACCTCTTGCGTCATTATAACTAATATAATCAGCTATCATGAACATAACTTCGTTAGGCACACCAAGGTCTGAAATATTATACAGTCTTTCTCGTAACTATTCATCGTCTATTTGCTATATTTTTTCACGCAAAAATTTATTAGAAATTGTGCCAAGTAGATTTTCAGAATTATATATTTTAGCAACTATGTTGATTGCGTCAATAAGCGACACTCCGTTTATAACTGACTTTCCTGTTATAACAGGTGTTATATATTGTTGTTCATTTGGAGAAATAGCATTTAATTTATCTATAGCACGCTAAACCTACTCATCAACATCTATATCTCCTTCGTAAACGTGTTTAACCAAGCCAACCAATCTTAACTTTTCTGCTGTTGATAAATGTGCATCTGATTCGTTATACGCAACTTCAGCGTTACTTGTTACGAAGTCCCTCAGTGGCATATGATTAAAATCTTTCAACGTCAGAGTCTCAATATCTTCCTTAGACCAATTAGAGAATGTTTGCTTAAGGCTCTACCAGAACTTAAGAATCCAATCCTTAAGCTTGGATATTATATCAGAAGATCCTTGCTTAGCTTCAATCTCTGAAATAAGTTTAGCACCGCCTTCACCAACAAGCCTTGCATGAACCTCAGAAGCAATCATAAATTCACGCTGTGCATCAGACATATTAGACCACTTCTTACCATAGAACTCACTATTAGCTATTTCGTTCCAAAGCTTACCACCATTGAACTACTTCATTAACTCAACACCACGTATCCACAAAGATGGGTTTTTCAGAGCAACAACTCTATCCCAAATGTGCGTATATTCATGTATAGGATGTTCTGGTCTAATCTTATTTTTATTAAGATATATTATACCATCATTATCAACATATCCATAGACAACACCTTTTGAATCTTTAAAGAAGTGAATGTTATTATTAGTTCTTGAGAACGTTTTGTTTTCTCCACCAGCTTGCGTGTATTTATTAGAAAGAATTGCTTGTTTAAACGAATTTAGTTTGGATTTATATGTACTATTTAGATAGTGTTTTTTCTAAAATAACTAAACACCTTCTGTTTCAAAATTATTTTCATCAACATTTCCATTGGTATCGTATACAGTAAAACCACTATCTTTAAGGTGTTGAACAAGTTGTTCTGTTACTGATTTTTCAGAGCTATCAGTGCTAGTAGGTGTACTTGTTTGAGGTTGAGTAGTGCCAGGCTTATCGTTTGACTAAGTCTGTTGCTGAGTCTTATTAGTAGTACTTGGTTGATTACCAATATTGACAGGAGCGTTACCGACACCTGTTATACGGAATCCATAACCATCATAACCTGCTTTTTTACTTTGCTCTGGTTCGCTGATCTATAATCCAAATCTTTGTATAAGCTCGTCACGTAACCATTCTGCAAACCTTAACGGTAAAGCAGCTCTTCCAAGAGCCATTTGTGACGGAAACACTATGTTGCCGCCAGACTGTTCTATTAATTTAAATACGATTTCATTTACTGATTTAAACAGTTCAAAATCTTCGTTTGTATCCTAGAAACATCCATTTTGTGCAGCGAACGAACCGTTTTTGTTATGTAAATACTTTTTAACAACGATACCAAACGCATTAGCGTTTACATCACCTTTTGGATTTGTACGAACTGCTGCAGAATTAGTACCATTGACATCACTAACATTTATAGCAACGCGCCCTTTATATGGGAACTTAAAGTCTCCAAGTAAATTAGATATATCTATATTATAGATACGCTTCAATACAATCTGTGCAGCTTCAAGATTTTCGGTAAATACATAATTTTTGTTCGGATTATTTTGAGGATCGTCTTTTTTATATCCCGAACTTATTTCTATTTTACGAATAGGCTATGCTTGATAATCATCAGTAATAGCTGCTGCTACACCACCAGTTTGCTCTGTTCGTAGATCATTCAATATTGCAGCATACTCATCTCCGAAATTCTTTTTTATTGCAGGTAGTTGATTTATAAAATCTGCTGATTCTACAAAGTTTCGTAATGCATCTTGGTTTACAACATACTCTGTACTAGATGGAGTTGAATCATCACGACCATATTCTGTAACCATGAATCCTCCAGATACTTTAGTACCCTTAGGTTGTACGAGCACATATACAGGATACATAATACCACTATTATGCCTTGCAAATCCATATATTTGATATACGTTATATTGACGCTGTGAATCATAATGGTTATACGAACGTGGTATCTTTATGAACTTTGGTGAGCTTTCAACTGCAATACTAGGTTCATACATACCCTCATCATTCTTTTTAAGAGCTGCTAATATTGTAGGATAAGCAGATAACGTTTGTCTACTTCCATTACTATGGGTCATCTTAGCAACGCCTATAAAGTTTGAACTACGCTTACCATTAGCATCTTTTGAATAGAATTGATATGTAGGAACAAGTTTGTTATCATACCAATTGTTCAAAAGAACATCATTAAGATCAACAGTAGGAATATAAGAATTGAGCTATACTAGTTTTCTATTGATGAAATCTGCATAACCACTCTTCTTACGCCAAGATGCTGGTACATACTTAAACATCTTTGTAAAACCTTGAGTATCTCCAGATGTTATGAAAGCGTATACAACAAGATCTCTTGCGAAATCACGTATGTATTCTGCTACTTGCGGTTGTTTGTCATTCTAATATTCCAACAGCTCATTCCAAGCGTTGATTATATAGTTCGTATTGATACCACCGTCATCAACAAAGTTTTGAAGCTTGACAAATTTCAGATCATCATACGTATCAGGACGTTCTCCAAGAATAGCATCTTTAGGAGAATATTCAACTCGTTTTCCAGGGATAAGCATTTCTAACAATAGATTACCCTGTAAATCAGAATAGTCACTGTTATGATATATCATAGGTTTGAGACGAGATAATCTATCAAAGATTGTATTGGCTCCTCCAAGTAATCTACATATTCCATTAAAATTACCATTTATAGATATATTCAGCTGAATCTTATCGTCTTTTGCTGTCAACACCTTTAACGGAAGTGCATTGCCGTTTTTATCACGAGGAATATATTGTTGAAGATTTCCATCTTTATCCTTATACCAAAGTAGTATAGGTTGTCCGACATAGCTCTTCAAAGAATGCTTATTACCAGTAATTGACATACTGTTTGTAGAAGCGTCATAAGAGAACTCAAGGTCTTCAGAACTAGAGTTGACAAGATCGTGCATATATCTCGGATTGTCAGATATTCTAGAAGCATAATCATTGAAGAACTATGACTTAATAGCTGCAGACAATGCCTTTTGTGCTGATTGTACAAATGATACAGATAATGATGTATTACCAGCCATTGTATTCAGCTAACGCAACATTTGTATGAATCCCGTAGTTGATGACATAAATTGTCCTCCGAGTATAACTTTTGTTAGCGAAATTGCATTTCTAGTCTTCGTACCAACATAACTATGTTCAACCAGATCTAACAATCCAGCAGGTTCGAACAATGCACCAACATCTCCTTTCTTAATCAATACGCCATCTTCGTCTGTAGCAAATTCAAACAGTTCGTCAAAACCTTCTTTATATACAAGTTGTTCAGCAGCACTCTTACCATGCTTTTTAGTATCAATCTTACAATATTTAACAAGGTTTGCTAAAGCATTTGCGTACTTGCTAAATTGAACATATGCGAGATAAATACCTAGCTGACGAGACTTTAGGCCTTTTTGATCAGCGACATCATTTCCTTGTGCATAATCCCTAGCGTCTTGTTTAAACTGTTCACTCTCAAACAACTTCTTTATAGCTTCATTTATAGCCTATATAGACTCTTTGTCACCAGTATCTATTAAACTTAATGCATCATCAAGAGTGTTACCGTCAAATGTTACATCTTTACCAAAATATTGTTCAGCAACATCTTTAATAGACTACTGTTGCCTGCTATACGTAGATCCGTTCTATTGCATGTATTGAGACGAAGCTTTTACATAAGCATCAGCCATTTGTTTCATAATAGGCTGAGTTAAGAAATAGAATGTGTTTCCACCCCATCCTGTACGTAATAACAAGTTAGTTATATTATATGAGAATGGGTTGACATTAAGTCTAGATATCCAAGGATCTTTAGCAATATCCACGTGAGCATTGATCATGGCTGAAATCCATGACATGATTGAGTTACCATCAACATCAAGTTGTTTATCAAGTCTACTTAATCCAAGTGTACTTAAGAGACTTGACTGGGATTCTCTAAATGATATATGATATATCATTGTGAGAATTTGATTATTGTTATTCAATGCAAACGGTCCAATACCAACCTTACCTGTGATATAATCATTTTTTGATGCTGTTTGACGAGCTAATGAATAGAATGAATATGGAGTTTCTGTTTTAGATTTACCAGAACCCTCTATATCTTTAAGAACACTCTTAGCTAATTCGGTATCGTTATCAATAGATCTATGTAATATCTGTACATTACGAGGTCCACCATCATCCTTTTTATCGATAAGTAACGCCAAATACATGTCGATAATCTTATTCTGAAGCTGATGTTCCTCTGAGAGTTCAGATTCTTTAACAAGGTGTTGTTCAACATAACCGAATATGTTTTCAACACCCTCGGTCTTATAATTAAGACCAGATAGGAACAATTTATCAATATCCATTTATATTAACTTATACTTACGTATAAGATTAGACTATATCTTCACATTTACGTGTGTTTCCAATTTCCACATTATTGTGTACATCCAACGAACGTCTTCGTTGGCTCAAATCATAAGTTATTTTATGTATCATAGATGGCACTTGCAATACGTATGGTTTCACTATATTTATAAATTTAACACCCTCTTTTGTACCACAACATAACGAATACGAATCTTCTTTACGACCTTCATGGAACATATAGAATGACACATTCCATACTTCTTTGAAGTAATCAATAAGAATCTGTGTATCATGTTTTGTTGTACAAGTAGATATTTTAATATAAAAACCCATCTATCTACCATCTTTAGTTTTACGTATATTAATATGCCCATCATCCATATACCAAATAGCTATACCTTTAGCGTCTAATCGGTTTAATAGTTTACGATTAGCTATTTGTTTTGTTGGTCTATAAAACACTCTACGAAGCACTTTAGTAAACGGTATGATATTTAGTTGCGTATATACAACTTTAGCACCTTTATTATAGCCAGCAACACTAGTGTATGATTTACAACCATTATTGCGAATAGCTGCTTCGTTTAATTGTTTTATCTACCATTCAAGATAATCTTGTTGTTTATATGAACGAGCTATCTTATATACATTATTTTTAGAAATCGTACCATCACCTATTAACATCGCAATAAGTAGATTTCTACTATCTTTATTAAATTTAGTTTTCATAACGATAAACGTATGTTATTTATGATTTGACATTAGTCGTTGAACCTTCTTCTATAAACGTATACTATAGAAGCTTGGCTGCTGATTACCCATTTAATGTGGGTTTCCCAGCAATTAAAGAAATTTAACGACTCCAATATTTTAAAGTCGGATCCAGTGATCTTTGTAAACTCTTCCGGAAGGATCACAGTATCATTAACTACCGGAATTACATCAACGCATCTTAATGCGTGGATTGAGGATTGTGCCTGCGTAGGAATACGATATGCTAATATATTTGCTTTAGCATTTTCTCCGATTATACCGTTGTCAATAAGCCACTAACGAGCCTCTTCAAACGATAGTTGACGTTTTTCTAGTTTTGTTTTATATATGGTGTTGCCATCCTTATCAACCTTAATATTACCATCTTTATCTTTAAGAGGTATTTTTGCTCCATCCTTCGTTAATTCAAACGTTCGCTTTGTTTGTATATCAAAATCTCCAAGAAGCTTCTTAAAGTAGTCTATTGATAATACGCAGTCCATAGAACCCTCTTTGTTTATCATCTATAGACGCTTACCATTGTATAAAGTTACATTATTGTCTCCAACTATACCGCCATCACTACGCTCAAAAAGTTTAGATCCCTACATTCCCCATACAGATCTTTGAATAAACGCAGCACCAGGAGTTTTCGTATCAATAACTTCTCCATTGATCTTAGCAATGAGTTTGCTCTCTAAGAAATTAGAAGACTATACAGCATCTATAGGCATTGATAGATGATAACCAGATTTTTCATCACCTTCAACCTAAAGTGATGATAACAAGTTTATATTTGGATCATCACTCTTGATCATATCAAGAACAGTTTCAATAAACTTCTTCTAATCTATTACAACCCTTGATAGATTACCATCATCAATGACTTTTCCGTCTCCATCTATAATCTGTCCGTCTTCATTGGTTTTGAAGAATTGTTTCATTATATTCTACATACCAATGTCTGACAACCTGTTCATAGAATTCATGATTGTATCTAAGAGATCTTGTCCTTTTATCTTAGTTCCATCACGTAATACATAATAGTTATTGACATTCAAGTTACTCATTACAATTTTAGTAGCTTGAGTACCGATGTTCATGTATTTTTTCTCATTCGGATCAGTATTCAACTGCTTACGTAAATACTTAAAACGTTGTTCATATGAGTTGAATTTAAATGTATCTAAGAACAATGGCTTTTCATCTCCTTCGACACTGGAGTAATCATCCCATTTAATAGGCTGAGATCCTTGCGAACCAACTTTAATAGCAGAGTTAATCTTTAATTGATCAACACCCTGTTTTTTCATTGCATGGAATATGTTGGCTGTACGACCATATGCAATACTTTCAAAAATCGGAAACAATGCATACTTATCGTAATACGTAATCATTATTCCAGTTTTAGGATCTCTACGACGTCCAAATGCAGTATATTTCTGAGTACCGATGACTGTTGTAACAATCTTGTTATACGCATTCAATTTAGCACGAACAGTGTATATATTACCACTACGTAAGATCTTAAATGCTTGTTCGATATCACTGCTCCAAGAACCAACCATTCTCAACAAAGCTTCGCACATTTCATCAGTTATGTATGCACCACCATCAGCAACATCTATACCATCAAGTTTTTCATCTTTAGACAACCTATAGCTATCTATAACAGATTTAGCCTTCTTTTTTATAACAGCAATAATACCTTTGTGCTTGGATTCTAGAAGTTTTTCGATTTCTTCATCACTCATGCGTTCAAGCTGGCTGTCAACTTTATTACGAGCTTCTTGTTCAAGATTATATTTGCGCCTACTAGCTTGTATATCAGTTTCATCTTTATATTTTTTGAAACCTTCCAACTCTTTTTCGATATACTCATCACATAACATTGAATAAGCAGTCTGTCTAAGCTGGCCAGTATATACAAGAGGCCTCATATATTCAACCTATGGAGACTCAATCATTTCATTATCAACCTCTGCTGATACATAAACACCTTTCTGATAACGATCTGGTAATCCAACAAGACCTTCAAAGTTATTTGTTCCAGTAGAAACCATACCACCAAGACGTTTAAGCTCATCGACAGTTCTATCAATCAAATTACCATCATTATCGTATTTCCACTTATAGAACGCAGGGTTTCCAGCAAACAATCGTTCAACCTCATGTCCAGATATCAAAGCTTTGTTAGAAAGATCATTGATATAGGCAACCATTGCTTGGTTAAGTATCTTATCACGCTGTACCTAATCTTTCTCCTAGCCTTTCTTGATATTATATTTAGCACATATTGCACTATAAATACCTTCAATGGCACTGTTGTTTAAACCAATGTTTTTGATAACATAATTATTATTGTTATCAAATCCGATAACATCAATAAGACCTAAGTTTGCAAGATTCTATATCTCATCTCTAGTATTATGATCAAGATTTCTAGCGATTAGTCTACGTTGCTCAGAAATAGGTTTACTAAAGAAATGCTCTTCAGCTGTTTTAATATTGTCTTTATACGTATGGCCATCCTTTTTATCATTAAATGACACAAATACCTCATCGCCATTATTATCAAGCTCCCATACACCAAGTAGTGATGAGAATCTAGCACCTTGTTCTTTGGTATAGTAGTTTGCAACAGCTGTAGATTTAGTGCCATCTTCATTCATCTAATCAAGAGCTTTTTCAGCATCTTTAACAGATTGATATTCAGAATAAGCATAACTCATGAACAGATCTATGACATCTTCTTGTTGCATGATGTTTCCATCAATCATACCTATACTTTCAGCAATTTCAGGTACAGATAATATCGTTCCGTTTGGAGCATACATCTTGAGATAATCAATTCCAGGGAGTTTTATTCCGCTAACGAACGTCCAAGATTTTTTATCAGACAACGTTGGCATTATAATGCCACCTGACTCAAGTATACAAAGTTTTGATATACAGTCTTCAGTATGACTTATATCGAAATAGTCCGAACCAATATCATCTTTATTATCAGTTCTGAAACCAATGAAGTTGTGTAATCCAATACGAAGATTCGGGTTATTTGCTAACTGATCCAATACGTATGATCCGATGAAATGTTTTCCTCCAAAAGCATCATCCTCAAGTTTCCTGTATATAAATGGATCACGGCCATCTGTCAACTCTACGAAATCAGAATTTCGCATGTTTAGATCGTGTACAACATCAGACATATAGTTATTATCAGACATCAGATAAAATTTATTCTTACCTGTACCTAATACTGTTAACTGATCTGAATTATGTCTATAATTATAAACCCACGTTGCCAGATTTTTAGTAAATGCAAATCTGTCATATATAGTCTCCAACCTAACCTTACCAGATCCCTTTAACGAATACGCCATGTTGTCATCAACATTAAGCTTTCCGTTTTTACTTATATCACGTAAGAATTGTAAGAATGATGTTGGTGAATCTTCTATATTCGTAGAAGACAACATCTGATTCAAAGCTTTGTAATTAACAGAACCGTATTTATTGAATAATATCCAATCAAATACGGGCCTTGTTATATTGATTCCGACAGCATTTAAACCGCTCACAAGCCTGTCTAGCGCCATGTCGAAATCATCCTTACGTCCAGGGCTATCTAAATATTTAATTTCATATACAGGCTTTCCGGTTTCTTTACTCTTCTTAGCATTGTACTGACGTACAGGGAATAAGTAAACTTGTCCCTTAGGTCTTCCTGTATTAGGCCAAGATGCTCTCCAGGCAACCCATTGTTTCAAACCTACAATGTTTGCAACCTAACCATTCTTAAGCGTAACCTGTTTATTAGAATCAATCATATCTGCAATACTAGTAAACATCGTACCAGCATTACTGTTTCTAGGATTAAGAACACGACGCCCATATTGATCTATAGATACTAAATCAGTACCTCCGTTTGCTAACTAAGCACTCCACTGTAATGAATATTCACGAGCAGAATACTCTGTTCCAGAAGGAGTCAGTGTTAACTTATAAAGACCAAATGGAGCTTCTGACTTAGCCAACTCCTTATTGTATTGAGAACGTACAATATCAAAATTATATTTATTCGATCTGATGTTTGATACTAGCTGTACAAACAATGCTTCTGCGTCTGCATCACCTTTATCAACCTTCTACTTAAGAGCCTTTAACTTTGTGTAAGCAACGTAAAACAATCCATTAGACATACTTGCATTACGCAACGTATCCAATAATTGCTGTACGTTTTCACAATCATGACACAGATTAAGTATCATGTTGTACGCAATATTCATAGGTACATATTGCGGTAGTCCATACTTGTTAAGCTTGTTTATAACTTTATATTGAACTAAACCGTCTTTATATACCAATTTACCCTTTTCAGCAAGTGGTTTTAACTCACAATCAGCGATTGTTGAAAAGAAGAACTTAACACGAGATGATGATTTATCAAATCTACTGAACTCAAAACATTGTCTTGTATGTTCTCCAATATCATTTCCAACAGAAGATCCTGCATCAGATGCGTCTCTTGAATCACGTTCAATACGTTCATGAAAATCAGTTGAAATACTTGAAATACGTGATGCCATATCTCTTATTAACTCAACAGCATCAAATTTTTCAAGAATCTCTCCCATACCAAGCTGAGCTGGAGTTTTATATTCACCATGTCCGAGTATATCTAATCCAGACTTATATAGACTTTCAACACCTTTTTCGAATGTTTCTTTATTGATATGTTTTCCAATATTTGCAATATTAGAACCATCGTCTTTAACATCGAATCCGTGCATGATACAGAACTTTGCAGTCTCCATTAGATTGTCAAACATATCATCACTGATGATATTTGAAAACTCAATACCATGATTTTTATAATACAAACCGCCAAATAGATCATTAAATCTCTATACAGACTTCTTGTCAGGTTCTATTCCAGCATATTTACCTCGTATTATAGCTGCATACAAATTATTAAGATTTCTATCACTTCTTTGACTAAAGCTTAATACGAAATCTCTTATATTGTTAATAGCACCTTTTATCCAAGTTTTAATACGACCATCACCTTCTTTTTGCTCAATATACCACTTAGAATAGTTCATGAACCTATCTGCAAGAAGCTCTGCAACTTCTCTAATAGCATTCTTACGAACAGCATCATCTTTGCTATGGATATCCAAATTGTTACGTTTTGCATAGTACTCATATAAGTTATCACGTATTGCTGCAGGAACACACAGTTCAAATGCAAAGTGGAACGCCTCGTGAAAATCAACTCTATCTGGAGCGTACTCACTAAGTACAATTGCAGATGATTTACAAATACCCAACACAGACGGGTCACGCGTTGCATTAGATATAAGGTTCTTTCTGAATTCGACCTTGCCTTCAAATTGCTTACCAAGTATTGTTGTTATACGACGTTGTGCTTTTGCTTTACTTATATGAGTTTTACTAGATCCTTTCTACTTATAAAAAGTAACTCCTGATTTATCAGTATTATCTATTTGAGATTCGCTAAGTCCTTCATTAGAATCATCATCAGGCATTTGTTCAACATCGGGCATTTGCTTAGCCCAATCTTGATTCGGAGTATAATCATCAGGATTTATACCAGGATCTGGTTTAGAGTATCCTTCCGGTTTAACTTCAGGGTCTTCCTGGACCTAAACATCTGGTTGCACAGGGCTGTTTGCACCAGTATTAGATGGTGCCTAGTTTGGATCTACAGTTGATATGGCTGTAATATACATGTTGGGTGGAGCAAAACCAGTACAGTCTGTTAAAAATACACCGTGTTTAATATACCATCCAAGACCACTCAATCCACTATAACCATCAACAGCTTTAAAATCAGACATATCAAATGTCAATGTTTCAGTAACCTTGAACTATTGTTGATCTGGATGTTGTATGAACCAATCTCTAATTGCTTTTATAGGAAGTGTACTGTCTTTATTAGAACCAAGTCTAGCTAACATGAAACTATGTTGCTCAGGTATGGTTAATGTTTTCATCACACTGCGGAAATTTGTTTTTCCAGCATCTGTGTTCAAATCAATCTCACCAGCATATCCGAGTTGATTGTTAGCGGCTAGATCTTGACGCATTCGTATTCGTATCACACCAGGTCTTCCGGGAATTAACTCAATTGCTTTTAATCCGACAAGGTTATCTTGACTTGCTGCTATTGGCATCAATAATGATGCAAGTGCTCTATTAGATACTCCATTTGTTTTGCCATTGAGTATATCTGTATTGCTCAATACGCTGATCAAGAAATCAATATCATCGTCCGCAAATGATTTCTTTTGAACAGTAACTGGAATTACAGCAGGTTGCTTATTACCTTCATCACGTGCAATTCTTTTTAAATAAACAAGTGTGCCTCGTTCAGGAGCATGCTCTGGATTGTTGTATCTAAATATTGTTCGTTGTTCACGATCTCCAACAAGTGTGTTAATATTCTCACCATTAGCAAATCCAAAATCATTTGATGCATTTGACATCTCTATTGTATAAAGACTTGTTCCAGCAAGAAGCTGTGCATCTGGATCTGTTAACGGCCTTAATGTACCTTCTTTAACAATAATACGACCGTTTGTACGAGCCATATTAGCTATTATTTTCACACCAGGCTGTGCATCTTCAATACTAACAACACGATCATACAGGTTCTATCCGTTCTAACTTAGTGTGCGTTGTTTTCCTTTAACAAACGCTTGATATAGATTAAGCGGTATGTTGTTATAGGTCTTACCGCGATATGTAATATGTGCAAACAAACTTGGATTTACATGCCTACCACTTTGTGCACCCTCATATCGCTCAGTACTACTTATTTCAACAACAGCGTTTGTTATAAAATCAGGAGAATTAAGTAATTGTGCAAGTTCTTTATTTGCATTCTTATAGAAGAACTCATAATCTAATGATGGAGACGGGTTTGTTTTAAGATCACCTTTGTTTGCAGCAACTCTGTATTCTCCAGGAGTATACTGCGGTTGTTCCGGCTTAGGTTGTGCCGTTTGAGGCGTACGTTCTTGTACAGGCTGTGTAGGTGTATTAAGTATCTTATATATATCAGCATTATCTACTTGGTCAAACGGAGTCATTTTGTTTTTGAGACCGTTGTTGATTATATCTGGCCACTGTCTTGCACCTTCATACGCTGATTTCAAATAAGGTACTACATCCTGTCCAAGTTCATTAACAAGATGTTTTACAAAATCGTTGAATGAATATATACCACGATCAATTATACCAACAGCATATTTTGCCATCAAAGTTAATAATCTCGGATCTACTCCAGAATTTAACTATCCGGTTTTACCTTTAAGTATATCAAGAATTTCACTACGAAGTTTACTCATCTCTTCGTCAGAAACCAATCCAAACTAACCCTCATTCTAATTAGAATCTGCACTAGGACCTTGTTGTTGTGATGGTATTATTTCAGCTGGACCAGAGCTGAGTTTGCCTATAGACGATTTTGTCACAACCATAGCTGTTGATGCTACAAGTTGCCCATTCTTAGTCTTGCTCACATAAGATTTTACACCAACTATCTCTAAATTAAGTTTCTAGCATTGATCAATAATCCATTGGTCAAAAGTATATTCTGACGGTAATTCAAGTACTGCAACACCTCCAATGAACCCACCATCTCTTGCATTTTTTGCAACAAGTTGTGTGGATTGTACACCATCCTTCTCTTCAGTACCTTGGTTTACAAATCCAGTATAATACGTTCCTTTCTTACCTTCTTTTCTTACTGCGGTACCTTGTACAAACAACTTCTCATTAGCTGCCTGAGAATCACTAGCATCCTGTTCTCCAGTCAAAGAACCTTCTCTGTCAATATTTGCAATATCCTGTATGTATTGTTGTGAGTTGACATAAATGTCGTAAGCAGCAGCTGTTTGTGTATATTCAGCTTCAAGGTTTGATATGCAGTTACGTACATTGTCAAGCATTCTATAATACTCAAAAGCTTTATCGATTCTAGATTTTAAGCTTTTAGCATACTCAAGAGTGTTTACCGTAAGCGAAGGCTTGTCTATTAGCTATGATTCTTTATTAAATCTACTTATGTCTTCAACAAGCTTTTTAAGTGCTTTAATATAGTTATCGAGAGATTTAAGTCTTGGATCCGATATATAATCATATCTGTTGGCATAATCGTTATACGTACTTAATTCTGATAAATATTGATCTAATATACTATACTGAGTATCGATCTCTAATTTAAGCTATTGATATTGCTACCAGGCTTCATTAACAGTATCTGGTTGTGTTGTGTACAGTTGTTGCATTTCAGTACTTACAGGAAGCATTAAGCGTAACGGAGCGCCATTAACAAAATTACTAACACTTAGATCATGTATGTCATACCCGTCTTTAGTCACCTAATAGGCGTAGTGAACAACGTATGGTAATATTTCTAGAGATTCTACACTCAAACCAAGTTCAGTTTGGATAAGCATTTGATAAACAGTCTGCTGATTCGTGTAGTTTTCAAAAGGAGATTGTACTTGGCCATGTATCTTATTTGCCAGATAATAGAATCCAGAATATTCACACACAACAACGACAGCACCGTCTACAACATCTAACTCAACACCAAATCTACCATCAGCAAGTTTACGAATGCTATTAAGTACGCTACGTGCAGCAGATGTATTGTTCTTTACATCATCAACTGTTAACTTACTAAGCTCAGATTTAAATTGATTTGCAATGGTGCTATTAACCTCTCGTGTTTTAGCAAACGGGTTCATAGATGTTTTAAAGTCAATGATGTGTATTTTACCATCTTGATCAACACCTATCATATCCGTCTCACCAGCAACTCTACCAACTCCAGGGAATTCGGCATGCCACGTATACGGTACAGTATTCAATACCCATCCGAGATCTGTAAACTATTTTAGAAGACCTGCTAATTCAATAACAAGATTACGAACTTGTTCATCAGACATTGCCTAACCTGCACCAATACTGTCAAGTATAGACTTTATCATATTAACTCCGTATTTTACATCTTGCTCATACAAAACCTTATCGTCAGCATGTAGGTTGATAGACTCAAGAACCTCCTAAGCCCCTTCAAAATTCCCAAACATGAATCTTGAAATCTCATCAACAATGTTTCCTACTACAACACTTGGTCCGAATGATTTCTGAACAACAATATGTGCAATATCTGTTATGACAGCCTACCACTCAGAATTGTTTTCAAGATTATTGAATATAGGGTGCTCAGTAATATACGTACGATATACAACAAGGTCGTGTAACATGGATTTTTTCAGATGTTCATCTTTCAGTTTTTCGTTAATCCATTTAACAACCTCGGCCTTTGTAGTAAGTTTAGATAACTCCTGAACTACGAGTTTACGACTTTGGATCAGATCATCCTTTTCTTTGTATGCTTCAGGTAAAGTACTATGGACTCTATTGTAACGTAATACAGAACCATCATCTTGTTTTATAAAGTATGACCTACTTGTTGTATCATACTTACCATCCATTGCTGATACAACATCGTCTGCATTACGTACACTCAATGGTTGTTTTATTACACGAGCTTCGTCATCTTTACGCTTATTCTCAAGCGCATCGAACGTTTCTTCCTGAGAAGTTTTTGTTTCACTAGAGCTTAGCTGTGTACCACTACCTGCAGGAGTATACTGCTGCTCAGGCTGTTTTTGATCAGGTTGTGATTCTGGCTTCTACTGTGGTTTTTGATCAGGTTGTGATTCTTGATCTTGCCCAGTACCAGCCTGAGATTCTTGTTGTTGTCCTTCAGCAGGTTTTTGTTCTCCAGCAGCTTGTTGTTTGTCACCAGTATTACTTTTATCTTCATGAGCTGTTGTGTCAGCTGGCTGTCCCTAACCTTTTTGTAGTTCAGCGTATTTTTTACTATGTTCCTTTTTAGTTCGTGCAAAAGGAGTATCTCCTTCTGGGTTATAGAATTCATATCCAACATCAACTCCTTCTAGCAACGATGCCATGCGTTCTGTATACGTATGTCCTGAATTAGAATCCCACTCTCCAAAAATAGGAGTTTCTTTCACCTCATGTTTATCAGAATAGTCGTACAAATAACCATCTTTGTCAATAAATGTACCATCTGGGAGTGGTTTTACAGGAATACCGTCTTCATCAAGTTTAATTTTGATCTAGTTTCCATTACTACCGATAACAGGATTCGGCTTAGATACTATGAGAGGACTCCATCCGTTTTCCTCATCCATCTTTGCCGTAACTTCTTCGTCAGACTCAAATGCGTCAGATGTAAGTTCATTCCAGAATTCATCATTTGTCTATTGTGTTTTACGAATGTTGTCCATTATCTGAGCACCATTTCCACCGACAAATTTGATCTTCTTGTTATCTCTCTCCTGCTTTCCAATAAAATTTGCAACAGCTTCGTTTGCGTTATTAATATTTTGTTCTAATGCAAATCGCTGATAATATAAATCAGAAAGAGCATCATGAGTAGATCGGTCTAATACAAGACGCTGTACATCATCTCTTGTTCGTACTGAATCGTTATTGTGATTTCCATAACCAACTGCTTCGGCATTTGGATCTTTTTGTTCAAGGCCGATACTATAAAGCTCATGGAGATAATCATTGATTCCAGGATGTTTAATTTGTGTTTTTTCTTCAGTAACATTCCCATCCTCATCAAATACAGGACGTTCTTCAACATAACCTTCTACCAAACGCTTTAAGCTAGAATCTATTGCATTGAGATACTTATTAACACGAGACTTTGCGACACCATTACCGATAGCTTTGAGTATGGTTTCTTTCATTCTCATCAAAGCGTCAATCCTAGCCAATGCTTCTTGATATCCAAACTTTTCTTCAAGAGCCTTTGTTGCACGAACAGCTGCTAACTAACCAGTTACAACAGGATCAACATTGAATGGATCTCGCTCTGCGAGCTTTGCATTTGCATATTCATCTGTTTGATTGGTACGAATATCTTTTATCTAACGATCTATTTCAGATAGCTGTTCATTAGTATTTTTCAGAACATCTTGTTGATTGTCAAGAACCATGTTCCATCCAGCAACAAATTGTTTATATTCATCTGTAAAGTTACGTGTTTTTGTATATACGTCAATACCCTGATCTTTAGCAGCCTTTTGCAAAAACTTACTTCTAGCAGAACTCGCAACTCTTGATAAGTTTTTACGCTCTTGTTCAATCAGCTCTGGTTGTATCAAATAAGATCCAGTACTTTCATGACGATTATTATTGATCTATTCAAGATGATCAAGAGCTCTTGACATCGCATTATATCCTGCACTAAACCATCCTTTAGATGCATACTGAACATATCTACGTAATGTATCTGATGCATCAGCCTGATCAACAATATGGTTATTCATCAACCATTTATCAGCTCTCATCTCAGATATATATGGTGCAGAAGCCTAAGCAACACTCATACGAGCTGTGTGTCCAACACCACCCAATATACCACCTTTAATCTCTGCAAGACGATCTTGGTCTTTTATTTGTAAAATACCAAGTGCATCTAAAGGAATACCAAGAACGTCTTTACCAACATCAAGTCCGAGTAGGGCGTCATCGAGAACAGCATCCCATAAGCTTTGATTTTCATCAAGCTCACCGCGCTTGAACATTTCAGCATTTTCGTGCTGTTTACCCTCTTCAATACCTTCAGATAACGCAGCCATGTGCAAACGTCCAAGTAACTCTCGCCCAAAAGTCCTATTTGTTTGACCGTATAACGTGTTTTTTCCAAGATATTCACGGAAATATTTAGCTCCTAAAGCAGTTGGTTTTGCTCCAACTTTTTTCAACCATCCTGGCGTAATCGCCAATGCTTTTTTAGTAGCTCTACGAACTACATCTGCAGTACGTTCTCCAAGTTTTGTAAAGCGTTCAGCCATAGTTGTTGCAGCAAGTCTTTTTCCAAGCTTCGACGATGCAAACCTCGATGCGCCATAAGCAATTGATCCAGTAACTAAACCTGCTGCACCTCCTGTTACTGGAGATGCTGTAGCGAATCGACCACCAAATATTTTACCATATTTAAGTGCCGTTTGCCATGCCTCACGTGCAGCTTGACTCTTCATAGAACCAGCTACTACATTACGTACAAACTTAGGCATTATCTTTAATGATTTAGCAACCTTTCCGAACGGGAGTACATCAAGAGCTGTATCAACAACGGCATCTGTTCCAGTAGCAACCATATCTCGCTTAAACAATGTCTCAGCATCACGTAGTGCATCAACTTTAAGATTGTTTGCATTACGATCATTGACAATCACGTTTCCAGCTAGATATTGGTCTATGAGATCACTCTCTGTCATTTTTCTAGCCTTCCAGTCTGGAACTTGTTTTTTAGCAGCTTTTATTATGTTCTTGTAAGTATTTGAGTCAGAGCCACCTACTTTATTTATATATAGTTCTCGTACAGATGAAGCTACCTCGGCATTGTTTTCAGCAACAGCAGAACCCATGTTTGCAGCAAGTACGACAGGTGTTCCAACAAGAAGAGATGCACCACCTGTATAAGGAGCTAAAGCTCCAGAAGCCAATCCCAACGCCATCGAACCATAATTATTTCTCCAAGAAGAAGCAGATGATCCCATGACACCTGACAACTTGTATAAATACGTATTTGGGTCTGAAAGATCCATTCCAGGTTGATCGCGTCTGTTTTTGAAATATGTAGATATACGTTGTTCGTACGCATTAGCGTCATCCCTATTAACACGTTCTTGTTCAGACAACAGACTCCTTCTATTCTTAGCAACTTTCAACGCGCTGTTCAGCATAGCACGTTTAAGTGTTGCATCAGCATCTTTAAATCCTTCAAGACGTAACAACACATCTTTTGATATATCACGTAATGATATATTGTCATCACCGAACAAAGCTGCCATAGGATTCGGCGTAAGCTCTTGCGTCAGCTGCCATGCAGATTCAAACCCATTTAGAAGTAATGCGTCAAGAGCTTTTCTACTATTACCAAGAGCATTATATTGATTTTGTAATGCAGCTATCGCATTCTTTGTAGTGTTACGAGTCTACAATGCCTTATTACGCTCTTCTTGAGACATTCTAGCGTTGTCTAACTTATAACCAAGATCGTCATATATTGCATGTAGTGAGCTTAGTTTATCTTCGATATCCAACGATTTCTCACAATCGTTCATAAGTTGCTCATATCTTGAAATGCGCTCCATCATACCTATCTGGTTATCAGCTTGAGCACTATTCAATCTACTGAGATATGAGTTGAGATTATCACCAAGCCAACCTGTAAATCCTCCAGGATTTGATTCAATCTCCTGACGAGCTATTTCTCCACGAGCAACGTTTCCACCAGTTAACAGATCGTTAGTCGTATCATCAGGATCTGTATTCCACATACTAAGCCATTTTGGCGATGTAGAGTTAACTTCCTCTTCAACCTCTTGACGAGATTTCAATGCGTCAGGAATATCTTTCTTACGTTGCTCTACACGATTACGGCGATCCGTCTCTTCCTGTTGTTCCAATTGCTGTCTTCTACGAGCCTCTTCTGCCTATGCTCGTCTATAAGCCATCATATAGTCAATGGCTTTACTACGAGACTGTTGCTCATATCTACCCAGTTCATTAGATGCTCTATTAATAGCATCTCTATTAGCCATTAATCTATATCCAAGAGCATATCTTGGGTCGTATATCTATTTCTCCTTCTTGGCCATAATAATAATTATTGTTCGTTAGTTATAAACTAAGCATCTCTTGTTGGGAACAATCCTGCTGCATTTGTTGTTCCACCAAATTGTTTGTCGGCATTTAATGCTGTATATGTCATTGATGTGTTACGATCACGCTCCTGCATCATCGGGATTATAATAGTATGTCCCTTGTCTGCAGCCTGAGATTCATTTAATACAATACCATATGGACGTAATATATTCTAATGTTCTTTTACATATTTGTATAACGGATCATTACTACTGACTTTATACGTTGCTCCGAATCTAGCATATACATTATACATATGTCGTCCGGGACCTCCACCAAATCCCATAGTGTTATACTGAGACTGACTCATTGTAAACTACTTGTTTCTAATAAGTTGGTCAACTCTGTTCAAATATGCAGACGGTGTTCCCCTACGTCCAGTAACAACTTTGTTCTGATAATAAGCACTGACGTGTGTGTTAATGTCTGTCACACCATAATAACCTTTACCAGACTTATCTGGTCTAATACCAAACATTCCTGCGTAATACGGATGCGCATCAGAATTACGAGGAATCTCATAATGCTGTGCATACAGTTTTGAGTTAGCATTTATTCTGTCGTATCTAGACTGCCCCAACGCATCCATACCTTTAATATTGTTAGCAACGGCTTCGTAATTTTTACGACTTGTGATGTATTGACGGAATGCTTGACCAGTCTTACCTTGAATGGCGTTTAAGTTTATGCTGTATGTTTTATTAGTTTCCTGAACAGCTCTCTGCCAACCGTATTTCCTTGCTACGTTAAGATAATGTTTAATAACCTCTGATACTCTATACTGTTTACCGTCACCTGCATTCAAACGATATCCTCCGTATAACCTAATAAGATTTCTATATGCTGTATCAGCAGCCTTCTTACGAGTTCTAAAGTTTGCTTGTAAATCTTTACGATATTGATTGCTCTGATTGATAACTTGCTGTACTAGAACGTCGTATGGTGATCCAGGTGTTAATGTAGGACTAAGTGAAGAACCAGATCCGTTTTTAGCACGTTCTGCTGCAAGCTGTCTAGCCTGACGTGCATCCTGACGATCTTCTTGGAACTTAATCCTACTCATTTCATTAGCGTGATTTTGTGCAATCACAGCGAACTGATCAGCAGATTTAGTTGGCTCCATAATACGAGCTGAATTAGCTTGTATTACATCTTGAACAAACTGTCTATCAATTTCATCTTGAGTTATTTCAGCAGGATTCTTACCAGCGGCTATATACTGTTTACGTACAACATCTGCTGCACGATCTCTATAATATTTGTACAGAGTATCGTTCTGAACACCTGGGATTCTCTCTCCTGTAACTCTTTCAAGATCTCCTTTGCTAATACCTTGATACTGATATCTAGGATCGTACTTAACTCCAAAACTCTCAACCTCGGCTTTAGTTAACTCATGAGGTTTAAGATCTTTAAACATTGGAGATGTATAATCGTACAAAGATTCATACTTATACGGTGCAGTACGCTCCCATGTGCCATTATCAACAGTACTCCAAGTAGATAGATCAACAGGTCTTCCATACTGATCTCGTAAAGCGAACTGTTCAAACCCTGGATCATACAGGCCATTGGCCTGCATGGTTCCACGATTCTTAACATATTCATCAGCAACCTTAGCTGATTGTCTAATCTGATTCAGTTTAGCAACTGGTGCTTGATTAATAAGCTTCTATATAAGAGCTCGTCCTTCGGCAGAACGCGTTGGATCTATACCCTTATCGTACATGTAGTTTATTGCATCTCTAACAGGTTTCAATGTGTTATCGTACCAATAATCGACATCTCTTGCAATAGGGCTTGTGAAATCACCATATAGTTTATTAAACTCCTTAGTCTCCTATAAACCCTTCTCATACATATCTCTTGCAGCATTTATAGATGCAAGCATGATCTGAGAATCATATAAATCTTGTGTGGGTAACTGTATCCACTAATCTTTTGAATATATCATCTTAACGTCATTTTAGGAGTGAAATCATAATGTACAGGTTGTTTCCACGGATATCTCAACGAATACATATTAGCAAGTGTGGCTAGATCAAGAGGCTCTGATGGTCTTTGTGCATCAGTTTTTCTAACCAACTCCCTATTATAATCAGCTAATTGTTTTTGTTTATCCATATCCAACTGTTGCTGATATAGATCAAGCATATTATTACCTTGTCTACGCTTATACTCATTAGCCATGTAACTATTAAGATATTCCATAAAGTTACGTAAGCCTACCTGCATACCCTGTTGTCTTGAAGCATGTGCTGATGCATAGCTATCATAATCTTGAGCACTAGCAGCCATCTTACGTTTAGCGTAAGCATCACCAGCATTAATCTTAGCTTGAGCAGCTTGTTGTGCCAACTGAATATTCTGTAGTTCAATATCACTCATGGCTTTAGCGTTATTAGCCATTGTACCAAGAGCTAACGCAATTCTACCAGCACCTCTTTGTCCACTTGTTAACCCGCCAGTATTACCGATCTGATAAGCTGCTCTACGTTCTGCATCAGCATTTGCTCTAGCTATAACGTATGGATTGATTCTGAATGAATCCATCTAATTAAGAGCAGCTTGTTCGTATGGATTACCAGCGTATATATCAGACCCCTTAGGACTCTAGTTCTTAGCTTGGAAATATTGTCCAAGAGACAGCAGTGCACCAGTACCAGTAGGTATAATAGTATCAAGTATTGTTGGACGACCGTTAGCATATCCAGGCAGACGATCTTTGCCGCATCTGTATGACGGATAATAACTCATCATTTCTCTATCTTGTTTTTGTTCATCAGCTTTGTTATTTAGAAAATCAACAATAGGCTTCTTTAACTTGTTTATTTCTTGTTGATTCACATTGTCTGTATGTTGTCCAATAGTACCCCTTAGCTGATTTAGTTTATTATCGGTACGTATTTCGTACTTCTTATTTATTTTCTCAAGTGCCTGTATATATGGAGCAACTTCGTCTTTATATTTATAACCAGTTCTCAGATTAACGTTGTCTCCAAATACAACAGATTGATCTCTTAAATTAGCTAACTGATCATCCTTGTTAGGTGCTCCTTTACTCACATACGTTCCTGTTGCGTTATCAACAGATTCTCCATCAAATATAGATTCTCCTCCACTAACTCTAGCATTTGGCTTAGCACTGGTTAGCCCGATCGGACTCCACACACGTTCAGTACTTAACCTACCATTTAATCGCATACCTCTATCTTTACCTTTCTTAGCACCATATAACATCTGATTAAAAGCATCTCCATTCTCTTGTATATACTTATTTTGAAGATAATCTGACTAAGCAGATGCTTGTGCGTAATTATTATTTCTATTAACTGTTTGTTGAGCATCAAACAATCGTTTACGAGCTTGAGCCTTTCTTTTACCAGAACCAAACAATCCTGTTACGAGTCCTACAGCAGCTCCAATACCGCCACCGACTAATGTACCTAATCCTGGTATAACACTTCCTAAAGCAGCACCAGCACCCATTGCTCCGAGTGTATTCATCTTATTCTGAGAAGAAACCTTTCTCATTTGATCGGCATAATCAATGTCATTCTATTTAGTATACCCATATTCACCAGTATTTACGTAAGACGATCCGTTTTGTTGCATTAGGGATTGTGTACTATCTGTTGAATCAAATGCGTTTATAGCGGATCCTACGAATTGAATTGCTGGTTGTACCACACCTCCGTACTTATTTATATCGAACGGAGTTTTATTAAACGATGTAGGAGCTTGTAGTTTAGGAGGTTTGTTTACTAACTTAGGCATAGCTCCTGACAAATCAACCCTTCCATTTCCAGATGGAACAGTCATACCTGTATATGTTGTAGGATATGGATTGTTATAATAATAATCAGCAAAGCTCCTAGTATTTGGGTAATTTGTTAATCCGTATGTCATGACCAAGATATTCTATATTTAGTTATTATATATTGTATTGAAAAATTGTTATCGCCATCCGTAGTCATTTCAACGGACATTGTTTTATCTCGCATTCTATCTCCATATTCAGCATTAGCTGCTCTTGGAATTGCGTATCTATACGAATATTCTCTATTCGTTATGTCATCTTTTGTTAATGTACCGGTACCAACTTTTGTCTTGAATGTTATTTTCATATTATTACATTCATCGTTTGTCCTAGCACCAAACTCTGCATTATCAAACGTCTTTACGTAGCTACTATTGTCGTTTACAACATATTTGAGAGAATGACCAAGACTACCCCCATCCTCGTTCCACTTATACATAGTGTCGTCTGTGAAGTACAAATCATTCTAGAATGATAATGCTGTTTTCATAGGTATCGTATATAAACCTGTGAATGACTATGCCAGTTCGCTATATACAACAGCGCCTATGTCTGTAACATTGAACAATATCTCATTAAACTTCTTATCATACGTAACAACAGGTTCGTTGTTAAGTGTACTAGCGTTCATGAGATTCTATACCTATTTTGCTTTAGATAACGGTGCACTTCCATTTTGAGTATATGTACACAACTCTCTTCTATCGTTATCAAACCAATATACAGCGCTGTCTGATTGAGTATCTGCATATTGATCAGCCTTCATACCATTTGTTGTCAATACGTAATCATATCTTTGTAGTACACCACCTGTACCAAGTATCAACGGCATATTACTATCATCCGTCATCTATACTCGTTCATTTACAGACAGTACACCAAATGCATTTTCTTGCCAGAATAACAACTGATTATGGAAGCTTTTTAGTTGAGTAAGTTGTCCATACTTAGAATCAACATCTATATAATTAGATGCTTGAAACTTACTCCAACTGTCTATACGTTCTCCATTCTACTTAGGCCCAGCGTAAACAACTCTAGTATCAACAGTATCAGATACCTCTTCTATAGATTGTGCTGCATATTGTTTAGCCGTTGGATCAATAGAATAAGCACTGTTATACTAATACATAGGAGTTGTTTGAGTATATTTATTCATCACATTAGCAGGTTGTATTTGAGATAATGTCGCCTTCCAATCTCCAAGATTCCTACTAAGCTCATGTCCATACGTATAAGCTAAGTTGATATTTGTTTCTATAGGTATTGCGTAAACAACCATCATAGTCTTCATGATAAGATATTCAGGATTTGCTTGTTTATGCATACTTACATACTCAAATGGTTGTATATAACAATCTCCATCAAAGATCACATGCTTAGTATTCGTATCATCCTTCTTAAAGTAGTTGCCATAACTACAGTATGTATTGAGCGATCTATCAACAGCAGAATAACCACCGTAAGGAATAACATTCTTTCTTAGATTACATAAGAATGTACCCATCAAACTCTCAGGTTTAATAACTGCCAACGCTTCTGAACCGTCTGATAAAAGACCTGTTATAGTATAAAGATCTTCAGATCCTTTTGGAACAGAGAATGTATTGCTATTTACAGCACCTGACGTTCCAAATGTATCAAATAAGATCTATGTTTCAGGATTAGGTACAGTTTTATCATACGACGTGTTGTCTAAATAACTATCGTACGGATCTATCTATAACAACATACACGATCCTCCAGGACCATATAACTAACAATCTCGTACGAAATTATCACCATCTTTAGCTTCTAGGTTTTGAGAGAATCCTCCACCAGATACGTAATTGCAATAATTTGTATTACCAATCGCATCTATCTTATCGTTGAACGACTTGGTCCAGTTTGCAGTATCCTTAACTCGTGATGCATAATCATCCCAGCTAAACTCCTTTGGTATCACAGAATCTTTTACAGCAAACTTAAGACTGTTGTTAATCCTTCTGTATACAGGTGTGTACCCAACAGCTTCGTCGCCTTTAATATATCCAGCTTGTCCGATATGATTTGCACTATGTACACGTGACCAAACATTAGAACTTTGTTCATATAGTTTTACATACATATATGTAGCATCTCGTACTGTTTGGAATCCTCCATCAGTGACATTATCCTCATTTCCATAAGACATTACAAACGATACGCCTCTAGTAAGAATGCCATCTGAATTTATATATATGTTTCCACGTGATGGAGTTACACCTGTGTATTGATTATGGTTACCATTTGAATCTGTACTAATATCATCATAACCAGCTTGTGATACACCACCCTCAACAGACAGTTCGAACGTTGATCTAAACTTGTACAATGAGTTTACAATATCAATACCGTCATTCTTACAACAAAGCGTTGGAAACAGCACGTTAGATTTAGCTTTATCTCTAGTTAGAGTTTTATATTCAGCACTTTTCCCATCATCAGATTGTACAAATGTATCGTAGCCACAAGCAAATCTACCATTACCAGCAGATGGGTATATTCCACGATATCTCTTACCTTCGTACGCAAGACTCTTTTTATATTGATTATACGTATTTCCAAGGGTTGTAGAACTTGCTCCAAATATATATTTTACAGGGTTTAATGATAGAGATACATTATTATCAAAATCCTTCATGGATCCTTTCAAATAAGATACTTCTGGAGATATGAACTGATATATTGTGTTATTTTCAAAATTATCAGCTTCCCAACCAGAGCTATCTGCATTACTATGCACTCTAGCATACGCATCATTACCGGTCCAATATCTGTTTGTCGTTATGAATCCACTTGGTGTATATACTGCAGAACCAGCTGTTGTAGGTCTAGATGCAAGCCCTGGTGAATATTGTTCAGCAATAGGTCTTGATATAACTCCTTGTGATATTGTCGCTATGTCAGACTCTTTACGTTGACATCTGACAATCTCGTATCCAACACAGTCTTCTGGCAGATTACGTACATCAAATTCAATACCAAGAGGTTTGACAATAAGATCTTCTGCAAAACCTTCTTTCTTACTACCACGAGCGTGGAATGTTTCACATCCATCCCATGTTATATTAGGAGTACGTATATCAGCAATCCATTTAACGTTAGATGCAGATCCGTTCTTATGATATAACACAATACCGTATCTATATAACTCATCTCGTCTCAATGATCTGAACAACATAGATGTTTTTGCATCTGAGTATGATAAACTTGAACTAACACTAACATATTCAGATGTATCATATTGTGCTTCCTCAGAACTATCGTCATTGTGATACTTCAAATATTTGCACACAAAAGGTTTTGTAACATCTGTACTCCTACTAGTATTCTTGTCGATACATATTGAACTTGTACCAAGCATATCATTTCCGTAATCACCAGTTGCTAATACAGATACATTTGCATCTCCAACTAATGATGCTGTCACAAACCTCCAAGATATATTAACACCAGTACCACCATAGTACTTATCTATGTCGTATCTACAATAAGAACCATCTTCGTCGATGTAATTATTACGATCATCAAGAGGTTCTGTTGACATATCGTTATACTTATTGAAGCAATCTCCAGTTGGTTTAACAGTGTCGTATGTAGAACTTGTCACATTAACCCTGTTTGCACCAGATGCATCATACAAATAAGCAATTCCACGAGGATTGAATGAGTATGCTCGTGCATCATAATCTTCAAACAAATCATGTTGCTGCTCTTTAATGTTTCCAGCAAACAAGTAATCGTTCTTAGATTCAATGATCTTTGGGATAATATGATTTCCAGATACACTGTTGTATTCCTCCAGTGTTAATGTACCAAGAGCTTTCTGACCAGAGTCTATGAACTTTACGCTATTACCAGTACGCTTACCATCGTATATGAGTTCTATTAACGGAAGTTGCCCTTGTACTTGATACGATATCCTGTATATAAGTATGTGATCAAACTTATCAGGAATAGGATCATCTAAATTACATGTTATTGATATTCCACATCCTGTTGTATAATCACTCTTAGCACCCTTCAACTAATTTCCAGATACAGGTTTTTCTGGAATCTGAAGTTGTCTTGTTGGTATAGACATCTCTGTTCCAGGACCATATAATCCATACAATCTATATGCATACGACACACATCCTGATTTAAGAGATCCAGATGTAAACCCATTGATAACAGGTTTATTTAACACAACAGATGAGTATATCGCAACTTCATCTATGTTAACAGGGACTACTTCTTTTTTAGGGAGTAAGTCTATAATCATCAATGAATGTACTCCATCTGCGATATATAGCTTACAGATCTTGTTTGTTTCGTATAACCCTAATACACTGGGTTTATCTGAGCCAATCTCTTCTTTACATAAGAAGACTGTTTTTAGCTAAATCGGTTTGTTGTTGTCAAATGTCTTAACACACCATTTTGACTCGTTATCATTAGGCGTTTTCTATACAACAACACCTAGATTACGTACAACAGTTGTTGCAATAACGTTTGGTAATAAGCCTTTGAGTACAGGCTTAAATCCTTGTACCGCATGTAATTCTCCGCCACTAGACTGAGTATCTGTTACAAACCTCAAGTTCTTAGCCATGCGGTATCTGTTCTTATCAATAAACATGTCTGAAGTATCAGTATCCATACCACCAGAAAACATGTTTACCTATTGAGTATTTGTATTAGTCATAATAGCTATCGTTATAAGTTAATTCTCTATCACCAGTTGGTTTGAAGAAATAATCGTCTGCATCAATGTCCGGTATTAATCTAAGCCAATCATTCTTAATTGATCTTAGATCATCTTGTGTTGGCATCATAGCTTCAGCATAAGCTTGTTTTCTATAATAAGCCCACTGTTGCTGTATATGAGTATAAGCCACTCTATTATCGTAAACACTACGACCTCCAAGCTTACCTTTCATAAACTTAGGGAATGCTAGCTTCATCATTACATACCAATAAATAGCTTCTTGATAAGCTGCATTGTCTGGTATAAGAGGGTATCCACGTTCATCTGTTGCGATAGATTTGTATACAAGCTTAATAAAACCGTCTCTTTTATTACTAACGATCCATCCTGGCTTAATAAAATACGTAGGACTACTCTATATATTACGTGCTAACTGATGAAATGCTTTATGACCATTCATAGTTAACAACTGAGATTGAGATGTTATAAGTTTGTGTGCAGGATCCTGATGTTCAGGAGCAACTCGTATCTTATCAGGTATTGTCTTATTTGCATTATCATGTGGAATATACACGTATTCAGGTTTATGTACACAATCATGCTTGAACTTATGTATATCAGATGTATCCTTTCTTGCAGGTATCCATGGACCATTCGGAGTGTTAGAATATGCAACTGTGTCCAAATGAATAAGATCATCAGGAATAGGTACTTGATAATCTATCAATTTGAGCAATGGCTCATCTACACCAGACTCTTTTCTAATATACTACATCGGAGCACCAATCTTCTCAATAGCTTCAAAGATCCATTCTCGTATATCCGATATTCTATTACGAACCTCTGAAGCATCAGAATCAGCCATTATCTTAGCTATGACAGATTCACACTTTACATATTTGTATATCATTGATGTTTAAATAATCGTGTTTGTTAAATATTAGTTGAGCTAATTTACGTTTATTAGCACGTACAAGACATAGTTGGTATTTGTATCTGTCTGCAAACGTCATAGGAACCCTAGACCAATGTAGTCTATACTTATATCCATTACTATGTTCATTCAGATGATATATTATCTTACCATATTCTCTAGTTAGCTTATAATCTATACTTAGAGATTTAGAGTTATAATTCTTAGGTTGATACTTACCAACTTGAATATAACCTAGTCCACAAGGCATTTTAAAGCCTTCTGAGCGATCTAAAACAGCTTCTGCTATAATCTAACTCATCCTGTCTAAAATGCGCTTATAGAGCTTGTAATCGACCTTATATGGACTATTAGCTTTATAATGCTTGTACATGCTATGATACGTATGTGAATCAGTTTTATTTCTCATTATCTTGAGGTCCTGGTTTCTTTATACTACTCAACGTTGCATTATTACTATCATCACTAGGCATCTCAACCATTAAGCCAAGCTCATACTTCATGATATTCTACTTGATCAATGGAACCATCCACGATGGTATCTTAATGTCTGATTCATCCATATCATCAGAATCCTCATCGTCATCAATGGTATCAAAGATAGCTTCAACCCATATATATTTGAGCTTACCTTTATCAGCAGTACCTTCTATGTAAACATGACCGTCATCTTTATAATAACCAGTCATTTCTCCAAATGTATATTTTCTAAAGTACTGATAGTGTCTACGAGTATGACTCATATATTGAATAATCTCTCCTTGTTGATCATATATCGCAAGGATACTATTCTCATCATTATCGTAGATGTTCTCTAGAGCATCTTTAGTTCTTTTGAGAAATGTGGGTTTATCACTTAAAGATTGAACATCCTCTAACTCAAGAGGGCCTTTCTCTCGTATATACAGGCTGTCGATTAGCTTTACTACATCGTCATCGTCTAACAGACCAGCTTTCTATTTATCAAACCTGTCTTTGATTATAGCAGCCTTGTATGTACGAACCCATAATGCTATCTAAGCTCTTGATAAATCCTCACTCTCACTAATGTTATTATTCCTGACTAACAATAGGATGTCGTCAATAATCTCTTTAAGTGAAGTATATGTCATTTTACTAAGCGTTTACTATACGAACATCTTTATTGTTTATAAGATCATTCGTGTTTATTATCTTATACTTGTACTTAGTTACTTTCTTCCAATCAAGAGTGAATAATCTCTAGAAGAAGTTCTTTTTGTTCTTGTATTCCTTACGTTTGTATATGTACAAGTATTGTGTGTTATCTAACTTAAGTCTCACCTATACCGTATCTCTACCTATAGTGTAGTGTACGGATGTCTAAGGGTTATATAGTATAGAGTCTGTATATACTGTATCTTTTAGTATAGTCACCAGATCTCTAATAGTATCTCTCTCAACAACCCTCTCCACCCCCTTGTCGAGGGTAACGTCTATTTGCTCATGGTTGGTTGCACCAGTTATGATATTTTTAGACTTGATATCATTCTCTTTAGCTACACGATCCATCTCAACCAATAATGAATCTTTAGACTATCCAAGTTTCTTCATATCAAGTGTTAAGACATTGTTAGCCTATTGGGAATTACTAAGCATCCCCTAATAGGCTTCAATGTTGTTCTAGGCCTCTATAAGCTCTTCTGAGAGCATTTTATTCTTATTGTGAGTAATTATACCAAACGCTGTTAGAAATGCGATTAGAGAGCCTATAAGAGCGTTATAGACGATCTTCTTGTGACTTATCAGCCACTTCAGTATCGTTGTCCACATTCTTAAGATCATTTAATATAGTATGTCGAATCTTCATACCCATCTATTCAGTCTTATGTCGTACATATAAACCTATTCCAAATATACCACCTGTTAAGGTGAAACACTCTCCGATGAATCCTAAGATTTCTCCTTCTACTGTATTGTTTCTTATAAACGACGCAAAAGCCATTGCTACACCAGATAAAAACGAAGCTACAGCAGTGGAATATTGCGTCACATCTTTCCAATTGTTCATATTATTGTATGGTGAGATGCACTTTACCTTGTTTACAAGCGTTCCTTATGATAGGATACAACTTATTAACAGTGGCTCTTGAGTTTAATACCATACCTTTCTTCTTATTTTCTCCGACTAATATACAACCTTCAGTATCCTTAGACGTATTACCTGAATGTATCAGAATACCTTCAAATGAAGGTACGTTCAACAATCTAGGAGTAAATCGTTTGTATTTAGGAGAATATACCCAAACAACTTCATAAGTACCATATGGAATAGCTGTTTGTCCTTTAATCTTAACCTCACCGTTATCGAAAACACCATTCTTATTTAAATCACGGTTAGTGTCTTCTAATGTATCACATATATATTTACCATTAATATACATATGACCGATTGTGTATGTGGGTTTTAGTGCAACTCGTTTTATTAATATATTTAAATTACTCTCCTTCATACCAACCAAGTTCATCACTAAGATCTACATTAACAACAGTATTGTCAGATCTAGACAACTCAATGTTATTGTTCTGCTTATTGTATACACCAGACTGTATATACTTATCTTCAGTAGTTACGTTAGTAGATGGTTGTAATTGAATATCAAATGTCTTTTCAATATTTTCTTTATTCTCATCAACAATATTAGAAACAATCTTTACTCGTAACGTAGCAGGAGTTGTGTTAGTACCATTGTTTGATATAACGATCTGATTAGATATATCTCCAACCTCGTTGATTGTAACGTAATTGCCATAATGCGGATCATAGGTCTCACCATCCTGTGTTTTAAAATAAACACCATCTACAACAAACTGAGCAGCGTTGTGTGTTTTACCGCCAATCTTATAATTAGAAACAATATCGGCGTTTTCTAAAAGTACAGATGGGTTTACTATAGCAGATGTTCTTGCAGGAATTGATATAGAATTATTCGTTCCAAGTGTTACAGCTATTGCATAATTATGTACCTTTATCTTAATAGATGCTGATACAGAACTATTGTCATACGATGTTGCTGTTATAGTACCATACGTATCTCCAGCAGCAGGGTTGGGAAGCTGTGTCGCACGAATCATAACTCCTGCAGGACTAAGAGCAACTGTTTCAACACTATTACCACTAGTCGTACATGTAACTTGCTTATTGGTAGCATTAGATGGAGTAAATACAGTACTTATGAGTTGAGTTTCTCCAACAGTCATTTCTGTTGAACCACTAAGCTCAAGGCCCTGAACGCTAACTTCAGAAGCTGCACCTATCTCTATAGTTACATCAGAGTTAGTACCAGTTGAGTCATCTACGAGTCTAAATATGTTATTATAATCCATTGTGATAGTTCTTAAATTGTCCAAACCATAACCGGGTTGATATATACGAGCTACTACTACGATTTTATATACACCACAATACAATTGACTATTTGCAGGAAAGTATGCATCAACTTGATCTTTGTATTCCGTAGCTTGAACAGGGGCAATAAACTCAGTATCATTAGTACAATTATTAACAGGATATATATGACTCCAATCAGGATGAAGTCCGAACCCATGATAAAAATAATGACAATGATGCTCAGGATATGCATAATATCTCGGAAGACCTGCAAGATTTAAATCGTAAGCAGAAGGCTCGAATGCTGGGTGATGTGGTTCGCATGGAAAACGGCTGATGAACTTAGTACAGTTCGCTATCTTGTCAGCCTTCTCTTTTTCGCGAGATGTGTTTATTATATATACTTTAATAGACTTGATGTTGATTGTATCAATACCTTTCATATTAAGCAGATTAATACGTAATCGTATGTCATTGCCTATACGAATTCTTTTGATATTATCAAGCTATGTATCTTGATTTAATATATTATTATTCATACGAACTGATATAAAAAAAGGTAGGGTAGAGAATACCTCTACTCTACCTTCATTGTTAGTATTAAGGTTTGGCGTCTGTAAGAGCCTCAGGAGTTACACCAAAGATACCGGCAAGAGCTGCAATATCACCCTGTGCATATACGTTCAGCGTTTGCTGCGTATAACGAGTAATGTCGTCAGCTGCACGGTACGGAGTGCGGAACTCAATCGTAAGCATGTTGTACTTGCCGTCATTCTGTGCTTCGAGCTCGGGGCGAATGATCGGCCACGTGCAACAGCCCTGGTTCAGGATACCCTGATAACCCATTGCCTTAGACTCTTCATCACGTACAAGCTTACCCATTGCAGGATACTGCTTACCCTCAATCTTTGAGATAACAACACCCTTCGGGAAATTCTTATTCTTACTCTCCCAACCATCAGCAGCAGGATCCGTGTAATACGTATTTACAGTAAAACGAACCTTACCTGCCCAGTTGATCGTGTTAGAAGTATTGTCATCATCGTAAGGAAGTGCTACGAGCGTAACAACACCAGCTGCATCAGAAGCCTGTACACGAGCGCGCTTCCACTGAGCATTGATCATGTTAGCAACGTTCTTAGCAATCGTCTCAGCAGTATCGTCAACCTCAGTCACGTACTCATAAGACTCAGTCCACTTACGATAGCGAGTGGGTAGATCCTTAAACGTAAGACGAACGATCAAACGCTTACCGCCCTCTGCAAACTTAGCAAGAGTCGTAGCATCAATCTTTGAAAAGTCAATCGTAACCGTATCCTCAGTCTCAGCATCACCAGTGGGATAAACGCTAGCGTTAACGCTCTTAATAGCATCCATAGCGATTACGTTAGACCACTTTATGATCGGAAGGTACTTAATATCCTTCGGGCCACGACGAACAGTGTTCTTGTTTGTAACAAGACCGATCTTAATACGATCAGCCTTCTTAGCCTCAGCTGCAGTTACAAATGTACCCTTGTCCATATCCATGATGACAAACTTGCCATAATCAGCAGATACAGCATTCATGCTGTCACAAGCAGCAGGAGCTGCAGTAGCAATATTCTCGGCTTTGAGATTAGATACCAAAACCGTATTTACAAATGTAATCATATTATTTAATTTCTTCTACTCCCCCTAAATAATAATACTAGACCTAACTAGCTGGGGTTTCCACGTTAAAATTATTCTTGAGTATTCACTTCATTAGTTAATGTCTGATATCGCTGATCTGATTTATTTTCTATATACATCTGAGCAGCAGTTTTGATGATCTCAGGCATTATTATCTCTGGAAACTCTGAATACTCACCAAGCGGTTTTTCCAAAGATATTTTATTAGGATTACGTAGATAGCCTAATCTATATTTCAATATTTTATACTTACCGTCAGTTAACAAATCACAACCCTATGATCCATCAACCATTGTACGTACTCTTAAAGGTCTTGCCTTATAATGACGATAATGGAAATCTGTTAACGAGTTTGTTACACGATACATGAAACTATCAGCTGTGCATTCAAACACAGAAGTCATTGTTTTATGATCTCCAGACAAATCTGATATCATAACATCTTCGTTTAATGCAAACATGAAATCATCAGGATATTGTACATGATAAGTTACATAATCAGGTCGTATACCATGAATATCTTGTTCAACAGGAAGTTCTTTATCAACCAACAAGTTAATCAGATCTTTCGATCTTTTCTCAGTCTGTTCGTAAGATGTAAGGTGTGGAAGATTTCCATTGAATCTTGTTTTTACGAATTTAGAAACAGCTTGATTAAGCCAATACAAAGAATCATCTGTTGTAGGTTTATCCAAACTATTATCCAACTTATTGATTTCACGTTCAAAACCGATCAATATATCAATGTTTCTCATTCACTTCCTCCTTTCGTTCATCTTTCTTATCATCATCCTATTTTCTATTAGATCCAGGATATTTATATGTGAGATATAGATTAACAGCACCAGAAACAAGATCCTCAAAACAATCTATAGGTAATTCGCAAGCATCGTCATCGTCATCTATTCCGAACCTATTTGGCTGTTTAATATATGTAAGACTAACCTTTATAATATTGGTATATACGTCATGTATAAGCTGTAATACAGGTTTATCATCTGACGTTGATAAAACTACCATTGGGTTTCTAATAATCTTATTCGTGTCGTACGCAGATTCTATAACTTTATGTACGTTATTTTGATCAATCAATACGTTTGGAATACTATAACCACTTTTATTGTTATACGCAATATCAGCAGACGATGTAGACCTGACATACATATAATAATCATCGGGTAAGTTATACATTATATACCTTCCATCATAAGTGGTATCTGTGATAGATGATTTTGTTAGAATCTTATTGGACAATAGCGGTTTTAACTGATCGGATATTAGTATCGACGTATTAGTACCTATAGGGACCTGATCTTCAGCTGTATACAACTATTTTACATAAAGTTGTTGATACTCATTGAGATAAGCATATATATCATCAGTATCAATCTTGTTAATCTAAATAAGGGTTGGATCCATTGTCTAGAGCCTGCGTTCGAACTCTATTCCAAGCATTCTCGTTTGTTTCTTCGTCATGACTCTAGTGCTTTAGTGTTCAACTTTGTTTGTAATCTTGGAGATTCAACAGTCTCTAAAGACATTATAATAGCGAGACTTATTAGCTCTTCAACCATAGTATCATTCAATGCAAATCGAGTGTCATCAAATGTTTTTCCGATTATATGATCTACAAACTTATCTGGCTATTTGATATACGTAAGTTGTAGATCCCCTACATTTTTATGAGAATAATCATCGTATAAAACAACTAGATTATCTCCTTCTATATAACAAACACTGTTCTTTATCCACGGTCTATTTGTCGCAGTATGCATGAAATTCTTAGCAATCTCATGATTAACAAGATTTGTTGTTACAAGTTTCCCGTCAATCAGTACTAATGCAGTTAAGAAGTATAAGATGTCAGACAACTTGTATATCACAGCGTTATCTATTGGTAAAGTAGTATTACTCTTACTAATTTTCTTAGACGCTATGAGATTCCTAACATCTTCTATGGCTTTAATGTCTCCTTCAAAAGGAACTCTTTGTTGATTTCCAGTTAACTTTTGAGCAATAAGTGCAAGATAAGCTTTATCTAATATAGTAGCAATCTCGTATGTTGTTAGCGACGGATATGACGAAGTAACATTCTCTTTGTCATATTCAATCATGTATTTCTTATGTATGTCCTTATACGTCATATTTGTCGTGTATTAAGATTACTTATTCTTAATCTCGTTTATAATAGAAAGCTTTAGGTCTTGGTTCTTCTTGTTATCAAGATATGCAACAGCGTCTGAAAGTGAGTCGGCAATCATCTCAGTACCATAATAATATTGTGTACGCTCCTTACGAAGCACACCTTTGGCCACAGCCTCTTCGATGATAAACTCAGTATCTTTCTTCTTATTATTAACCCATTTGGTCAAGTACTGATCACTCTTTTTATCAACAATATCGAACATTGTTGACTCTATAAGCTGATTAGACATATTGTCTGAACGAACACCAAATAGTCTAAGACACTTGCGCATATCATCCATAGACATAGTATCGTACGCCTTAATAGCTTCTCTACGTACTTTATTAGCCTTATTCTTCTGCTCAGCTTCTGCCTCACTATTGATTAGCAAATAATCCTTACCAGCAGTTAGTTTGTCAAGAGATGTTGCGACACGCTTGTGATTGCTTAGAAATTTAATTTGCATAGCCTGTGTCGGGAACTGATCATCGAGGAGCAATCCTCTAGCACCAACCTTTACACAAAACGTTGTCCAATAATCACTTGTCTTAGACAACTTACCTTCCGGAAGACCCATAGCTTCCTCAAAATATTTTTCATCTTCAGGAGTCAATCCTGTATATATCGACCCAGACCTTGTATAGTAAGGAGCAATGTAATCAAAGCAATGCTTGTACTTCAACAAACCAGCCCAGGGATTTTTCTTTTTAATTTTTAATTCAACTACCATAATATTAAATTAGTGTTGTCACCTATAATAAATTATATATAAGAAACCGCGAGCATCTTATCTAGATGCGAGCGGTTTTTTATATATAATTTATTACGAGCCCCGAGGCTTGTTATTTCAACCGCTAGGTTGAAATCAAGCCGAGGTCGAGGCTTGTTATTTCTTAGGCACCTTTCTTGATACCGCCGTTGTTCGTGTGCTCAGAATCCTCAGCATCGCAATACAGGATACCGCAAGACAGCGGGTTACGGAGCATAATGCCCTCCTCACCGAGGAAGTGAACCTGATAACCATCGCGGCTATTAGAACGAAGCGTATTGATGCTGTTAGCATAGCCACTAGGAACTACAGAACCACCGGTACACCACTGTACGAACTCACGACCCTTACGGCAAACCTTAACGATGTTCGGCTGACCATCACGGTTACCAAGATCAACAAACAGGAACGTGTAAGACATCAGAGGTTTACCCGTAAGCGGGTGCAACTGACGGAACAGTTCCATGTTATCAAACATTGCACAACGCTTAAGCGTAAGCTCAATACCGTTGGTCATCTTGTAGGTTGTGAACTGACCACCAAGAACGAGATCCTGACCAGAACCAGTTACAAAGTGCGTATCAATCATATTGAAAGAAGCAACCTTCTCCTTCAAAATACGATCGAACTCTCTGATACCCATCTCTCCAGTAAGAGCCATGAACTTGCGCTCCTGAGTACCAAGCATATTGTAGCAAAGATCAAACAGATAATCCTCAAGCAACTCAGCGGTGAGAGTCGTGTAATAACGCACATTAGCCGGAGCAACCTGCTCGAACAGACCAGCTGATACAGCAACAGGACGACCATTAGAGCCCTTAAGATTGTACGTACCATCAGAGTTACGGTTAGACTTACCGAACAGAAGAGCCTTCTCCTCACGCTTCTTCCACTCACGAAGAGCGAGCCAATACTGATAATCAGACCACAGATAAGATGTCTTACCAGTCTCAGGATCCTTCAATGCAATAGCCAATACCGTGCTATAAGCATCACCCGTGATGTCATAACCAAGACGAAGCGTCATGAGGTTATTACGCATCTTAAACGGGGTCTGATAGTTGATGATATCCTCCTCATCACTGTACTCCTCGTATGCAGAAGCCATGCGGCTAACCTGACGACCAGGAAGCAAGTACTCACCGGGAATGTAAGAACCAGAGAAACCATCGACAACGTAGCACTCGTATACCCAAGCACTACCGTCCTGATAAGGCTGGCCGCTTACACGAACCTGGAAATTATAGTTGTCAAAAGAAAGAATAGCACCAGGACCAAAGAACTTCTCCTCAAGTGCGATATAAATCGGAGCACCATTGAGACCAGCAGTTGCATCAGCAAAGTTAGCTGAAGTAATCTCCTGACCGTTAGCCTTAGCCCAACGAATATTTACTGCGTGGTCAGCGTCAATCATAACAGACCACTCATACTCACGATTCTCAATGATCATTGTTTTACCAAGACCACCAGTAATCAAGTCGATTGCTGTAGAAACACCATCATCCTTGGTACCAAAGACAAGTGAAAGCAGACCCGATACCTCATGAGGCTTAGTCAGCAATGCGTTAGAAATCATATTCTCATCAACAAGATCGCTGAAACGACGTCCGCGATAAAGCTGAAGGTTGTTTAACAAACCGTTATTCATAAAATTTTATTAATAATCTTTCTCATCACAGGAACTTTGACGCAATATCCCATGCCTGAGGTTGTTTACCATCATCGATAGTTCTACTACTATGATTACGAGAACTATCTCTTAACATATTTCTAAGTTTCTGCGCTGCGGATGTTTGTCCATCCCGCTGTGCTTCATTGATGAGAGAATCACCTTTCATTGTGAAATAAGCTGATTCAATAAGATTCTTAGACAAGTTCTTGCTAAAGTCTTTTTGATATTGAGTTACTCCATTAGCATCCTGTCGGAAGATATAATCGAACAATGCTTTACGATCTTCTTTAGGAACAGCTACGCCTCTAATAGTACTCAAACTATCAATCTGAGTCCTAACGTCTGTGAAAAACTTTTGAGCATCCTGCTCCTGCTGTTGATGATAAGCTTCTTGTTCTTTCTGAAGTTGCTCGGTCTGCTGTTTCTTAATCTCCTTAAGACGATCAACTGCATCTTCTGCTTCATCGTACAACATATCAGCATCTTCAAATCGTTCAATCCTCTTATTGATACGATCTTCAGAATAGCCATCAAGCTTTAGAAGCTCTCTGACCACCTTCTTTTGATTACTCTCATCATCCAAATCAATATCGTCGAGGTTCAACGAATCACGCTGTACACCATAGAAATCCTCAAACTTACCACCATTCTTAACATAATCGTCAAGCTTAGCAATTCGTTCATCAGCATACTGAGGCTTACTATTCTCTTTTACAATATTACCAAGAGATGTCGTAAGATCATCAACTGTTAGAGGTTTTCTATCTCCATCAATATCGTTTGGATTGTAACCAAGTGATTCAACAATGGCGTCAAATAGTGCTGTGACTTGTTCTGCTTCAGCTATATCCTCTGCTGAAGGCTCATTATCATTGTTGTTAGTATTAATGTCACCTGCTGGAACATTGTTGTCACTAGGTGTATTATCTTGCAATGATGTGTCGTTTGATTTTCCATTCATACGATCCATCACATCCTGCGGAATATCTGAATTATCATCCGCGTTATTGCCATCCTAAGACACAGGGTCTTGTGCATTCTTATTATCAGCATCCAGTACTTTAGTATCCATATTAGTACGTCCCGACGTAGTATCAGGATCACTGAAGATGCTCAACACATCATTCAATGCTGCTGTCTCTGTTGTTTGTTTTTCTGCCATAAATATATTTATGTTATTGATTTCAGTTCAATATAACTGTTTATAATAATCCGTTCATTGGAACTTCTCCAGGAATCCATGGTTGATCATTGATCAAACTTGCATATAAATTCTCTATTGGAGGTGAAGCGAACTATGGTGTTTGCTGTACAGGCTCTTCCTATACTGGCTGTACAGGAGTTTCTTGATAAGACGTAGGCTATCCAAAACCCATCTGTTTACTCATATAATCAGGCATTAGATTTATCACAGGTTTCAACACAGGTTGTTGTGTTTGCATAGGTAATGATTTATTAGCCTTATTCCTACTTGCGGCATAAGCTTGTGCAGCAGATCCTACGCTAGTAGAACCTTTTAAACCTGATGTATATTGTAATACAGGAGCTTCGTAGTAACCAAGGTTCTTCAATGCTATACTATATTCATCAAGATTACGAGCTTTTAATGCTTTTGCATATCTACGATTCATCATCGGGAGCCAGTAATCAACGAATGCCTAATCATTCTTATATGATTGATATTGTGTTTTTCCTGGTATACGTACACCACCATAATTGTTATACTTTCGTGCAACATTTGATGTTCCGTTCGCTGACTCAAAAGCTAATTGGCGCATGAGATAATCAAATGCTCTATCTGAGTAAATACCCATCTGTTGCATCTTATCATAAACCAATGGGCCCATTCTATCAACAAACTGTTTAGATGTCGGATTCACTCTTGATTTGCCTTTTCTGTATTCAGGTAAGTAATTAATAATCATAGTTCTACAAATCTGCTTCAGCTTCTTCCTTCCATTTATTAGCTAGATATTCTATCTTAGCAAGTTCTGAATCCAACTGACGATCAGACTGAGTCTTATTAGTCAACGGTTTTCCAACCATGTCCCAATAAGACTCACCTGTTTGTCGTTGTCTTCGTAGAAGTTCAGAAGGTTTTATATAATCACGTGCCATATATTTTTAATCTTTCTTCTATCTAATCCTTTAATTCTATCAGTTGTTCTCTTGTGAGTTTTCCGAGATCATATCTCTAACAATTTACATATTCCCACCTATACCCTTTATAAGTAAGTCTTCCTTTCATATGACGACATACTCTAGATATAGGAGCTGTTGATTTTATACCATAATATTGGGATATTGAAGATACACTATCCCAGATCTTTACAAACTCCCCATCTAATGTATACTATGCCACTTTTCGTCCTCCAGCTATCCGCAACCTTTCATTTCTTGTACCATAATTTGCATTATATTTTGGATCACACCATTCTAAATTATCTACCGTGTTATTGCATTTTGACTCATCTTTATGATTTACAAATGGCAGATTATGTGGATTTGGAATAAACGCTTGAGCAACAAGTCTATGTATTGGTTTTATCGCTCTATTACCTTTCGATATTTGTAAATATACTATTGGATAACCGTTACAATTTAAATATTGTTTTACTGGTCGCTCTTTATATAATTTTGTTTTTCCTAAAGGATTAGTTTTTGATGGAGTAATTTCAGTGTAATGTTCGTTCATTTTAACATTTCCTAAATTAGACACTGAGTACTTTCCGTTAGTACCGTCTATGATTTTCCATTCTTCTTTCATGATTATTATTTTTTATGTTCTCCAGATACTGGATTTTTCAAAGCTGTTTTAGCTTTAAGTTCTTCTCTTTTATATGCGGCATCGTCCTTCTATTTTTGTAATGTTGTTTCGTGAGACATCTTGTCGCGCTCTAATTGAATTTTGGCATTTTCAATTTCTCGTTTTTGTTTAGATTCATATTGTCTATCATACGATTCCATCTGAATCTTTTGATTCTCCAATGCCTGTTTACCAAGTTCCATCACGTCAGGAACACCGTTCATATCAGCATCTTTATTTTCTGTACCACGATATGCACTAATTTCAGCCACAGCAATCTTGGTTTGATTATCAGCATCAATCTTGTATCTTTGAAGATCCATCTCAGCTTCTTTAAGCATAAGCTCTTGTTCTTTAGCTTCGTTCTGCATCTGTTGTAACTGCATAGCTTGTTGTTGTTGAGCTTCTTGTTGTTGCTGCTAAAGTTGATCTTGACGATCTTGCATATCCTTAAGTTTCTGTTTGATAATGTTGAAATTATCATTCGTAAGAACTTCTGCTGCTTCCAACAAACTTGCTCCATTTTGCATTGCAGGTTGAATAAGCTGTTGAAGCTTCGCTATATTCTCAGCGTCTTTAGATGTATCACTAACGAACACATCCATATCTTCATAATAGAATTGTTTTGTTATTGCTAAGAATGCTCTTTCTCCATTATCAAATACGTATTGAAGCTTTTTCTTACCAGACTCTTCCCAGACACCTTTTGCTGTATTAAGAAGCATTGTTAACACGTGCTTCTTACATTGGTTGTGTACCCAGAACAAGGGTTCTGTGATATGAGATGATTGTAATACAGATCGTTCTACGTTTCCAACAAGTTCTGATGTGCTAATAGCTCCTTGACGTTGCTCTGTGATACCAGTGATTGTTCCAGCTAATTGTTCAATCTTATCCATAAGTTGAATATACTCCGCAATAACATTACTCATCGTAAGATCAAGTGATGTTATTTGATTAAACGTGGCTGGTTTACCACCCTCTCTGCCAGGAATACCCCATTGACAGTTGTGTACTACCGTAAAATCTTTCAACACAAAGAAGTGGTCTCCATCTGTAGTAATACCTTTGTATTTTCCAATATGACTATACGAAACCTTGAAGTTTGTCAAACTTCGTTTTGTACGCTTTTGTATCCAGTGATGTTTCTTACGAGCAATTTTACATGGAATATCGTACAGCCCGTCAATTATTCGTAACGTATATGTATTTTGACATGTGCTCTTATTACCACATATGTGTTTTGTACCAGCGGTTTTGTACATATGTAGACTGCATTTAAATCCCAAAGATCTTGCTATAAAAGCAAGCTTGTCTACAATATGTTTTCTAGATTCACATTGGCTAAATGTATAAATACAATCACGCTTTGAAAAATGCCCATCAGTATCAATAAGACCGGCCATCAACTGTAATTTATCTTCAACACTACTATGAAGGTAATCATCCGGGATATCTTTTCGATTTAAGATTCCATAATATTGAAGCGTGTCTTTTATTGGATTCTTATGATTATACACCTTATTTTTAAGATATACAATAGGGACGTTTTTATCAGAAAGGATTGTTGTTGTCATACCATTAGATTCGGCATATTCTGACAACCACTTAATCACCTCTATATCTTCGTTTATTATTGCAGGGCTGTTTGTAAAACCATCGCCCAACCATAATCCGAGATAATACGGATCTAATAGTAAATCTGAAGAAACATTATTGTCAGTAGGATGTACTCGTTTCAAATATCGATTTTGTTTTATATACGACTTATGTAGATCCTCTTTCATTAACTCCAACGGAGTTGCCAACTTGTCAGTGTATGTTTTTTTAAAGTGATTATATTCAGTATAATAAATCTTATGCCTACTGTTTACAATCTAATCATCACATCCTGTACCACTGTGTATTCTATACATCTTGTCGACACCCTCACACTCATCCAATACAGTTCTTGGGGTTCCATCTGGGCCAAGCACTTTATCGCCGACATGAATATCTTTAATCTTACGAACAGATCTATCATACATCAATACTTCCGTATCAGGATCAAAACACTCATAAGGATTTATGAAGTTCACACCAACACTTGATAGATAATGCATCCATCGATCGGGTGTAATATTCATAGATTTAGGTATCTACGTAATATCCATATTGATAACCTTACCCTTATCTCTAGCTATAGCTAATTCAAGTCTATACCACAATACAATGTACATATACTGCAAAGGCTTGAGGATGCTTACAAGGGATCTTGGCTTACTATTGGTGTTACTATATATAGCACCGCAATAAGGTAACTTCTGACTATCTGGTTGATCAATACTTATATGTTGATAAGCAACCGGTTGTATACCAAAATACAAATCTGATCCGGCTCTATATCCTTCCCATACTTCAACAATCCAATCCTCATCAATACCTATCTCTGTTCCAACAGGTTTATAGAATTCGTCTACGATTTCAATCTAAGCATCTCCGTTTTCATCTTGAAACGTAACATACTTAATCTTCTTAAACGATTTCCAACAACAATGCCATACATTAATGTTATGTCTTGTCTTCTGATCAAAAACAGGATTATCATATATATGCATTTGTATATGATTGAAATTATCAACAGGGTCTTTTTCTCCAAGATCATTTGATGGACGACCTGTTAACATTTCGTTTAATTTGTCTAAATCTTTCTCAGACAACTTATCATGATATCTGTCGTATACTTCAGCTACAGGGAGTCTCATTTTTCTACAACACCATGACGCATCTTCTATAAACTCAAGGTCTGGTGACTGATCGAATGAAAAATATACAGGATTCACACGTTCCATATAAGGATCTCCGTTTTGTACACCAACATAGTATACCTCTTGTCCAGCTATCAAACCGTCTTTCCAACCTTTGATAAACTCGTTATCTATACCACACTTCTCGCGTATATACATCAGAGAATGATAGGCTGTGTTTTCTATAACATCTTTGTAATCCCTACGCATATACTTTCCAATCTCTTCAGGCGGCATTATCTCACCACTCTAAAGTTGTTGTTGGAACTATTGTTGCTCTTCAGGACTCATTCTGCCCATAATAGCACTCATCATATATTGGATCAGCATTTCTTTCTCCTAATCCATCAAGTCAGATGTTGCTTCCTGTGATGTACGTACAACTCTGAAATTAAACGGCCTCTTTGTCTCTTCACCTATAAGGAGGTCTACCTTAGGCCTAATTATGTTGAAGTCTTGTGGTGTAGCAGGAAATCCGTCTGATACCTTAAACGGGTTGGTTATACGTTTAAAGTCCTTTTCATCAAAGATACTATTATATAGATCGTAATATGTTTGAAGTTCGCTAAACCGAGTCTTCTACATTCCGCCAGATACAACATTACCTTCTCCGATAATGTAATTCACGCAGTCATGCTACCACTACTCATCTTTTTTCTTTAGAGGTAGTTTCTGTTGCGGAAAGTTCGCATTATATAAATTATCTTCTACTCTTATCATTGTTAAAACGTAAATGTCGGAATGTTATTGTCGTACTAATTATCGTACGAACTATCTTCGTCAAACCATTGGTTACTAAACAATGGCGTTTCAAAGAAATCTATTTGTTTATTCTACTCTTTTGCTGCTGCAATCTTTACTTGATATAATTCTTCTCTATATAGCATGACCATACATAGAGCTATTACACGGTCTACATTTCGTACACCATCATCTAACAACAACTCTTCTATCAACGGCTCACTATATATACGTTCGAGATTTGGATGACCCGGTTCATATTCTTCAAGTAACCATTCTTTTATAAGACCCTCTGCATATGATCTAATTTGTTTTGTCATATGACAACCTTTCTTACGTTGTACTTTAGAGTCTTTGAATATTTCACTTATAACCTTATCTGGTTGGTCTGCTAGCATATAATCACAATGCTTATTTGTAAAGTACGGGTATATACCTTTACGTTCATTCTCGAACAATAATTTCGCATTATACATAGTCAATAGCTTACGAACATTCTCATAATATTCTTCAGCTGTATCAGGTCTTCCACTATATTCAGCAACTATCACATCTGACCAAGCTTCTCCTGGCTAGAATCGTTTATATATAAACGTAGATCCTAATGAATTTGTAAGAGAACCATCTTGATCATAAGGGTCTTGACCAGCTATGTATAATCCGTAAGGAGGATCTTTAACAGGGTATTCGTATATAACAACAGATCCTGTGGGTTGTTCTCCTTTCTTTAAGGGATAGTGTGTTATATCACCACCCTTCTTTTCAATAGCTTTTACAGTACCATCTCCTTCCCAAACTAAATCAACAACATGTTTCATATTAGCTAGTTTGGTGTTAGTTCTTAATTTATTGAGTTGTATCTGTAATTGCTTTTTTGGGAATATGTTCTTACCAACCTCAAGGATTGCTTCCTGAGGTGTATTAGGGTGTTCTGCGATGTATCTATCTGTTACGGTTTCATCAGGCTGACTATCTCTTACGATTCTTCTTTGTTCTAATATCACCTATACAGATGCAGATCTATTCGTATTGCCATCAGAATCCATACATTCAGGATGTTCATCTGATTGCAGATTAGACCATGCTGGGACAAAGAATCCACACTTCTTATCAGCCATACCCTCATCCCAAATATTATCGAAGTCTAAACAATTAAAGCCTTCTGGATGATAAAACATATCTGACAAACCTTCAAAGTTTGCACCCTCAGATCCACCAGTACCAAATGCAATCATCAATCCGAACGCAACACCGTCATCTGTTTCTACAGAAGGTCTTGCTATTTGCCAAGCTTGTTTGATGTCTGGAAATTTACCAGACTCCTCCCATAAGAACAATCTACCACGAGTACCACGAATACGCTCTGGATCATTCTTAAGTGTTATACCTGTTACGCTAGATAGATAACCATCTTCAACCTCTTTACCTGTTATTTCATCTTTAACCTTAAATCCAGATGTACGTTCTAAAGAAGTTGCTCTCAATCTTCGTTTAGCCCATCCAGAGTGCTTATCTAAGAAGTCCATGATTTGCCAAGCTTTTGTTAACAAACCATCGCCTGTTAGAAATTTTTGTTCCGATGCAACAGCAAAATTCTTTGATTTTGGAATAAGAAAATAGTTTCTACATAACATAGACGCGCCTTTGAATGAATATCCACGAGCACGAGCTTTAAGTACAACCATGTGTTTACCTTCGTCTTCAGCCTGTTCTATAGCATTATAATAGAACCAATCGTAATCCCAAAAATCAGGAAACCTGAACAAACGTTCTCTTCTAGTTCTCTTAGTTCCATTACGATCTGTATATTCTGTTTCAACAAGTTTCATAATAGGACTATAGTTGAGATAAAAGTAATGATACCCAGTTATCTAATCTCCATCAGGAGCTGTGTATCCATTCAAACATCTTTGTTGTTCTTGTTTCCAATAATTGAAGTAGTCTGTCGTACCTTCTGGAGCAAACGTATAACACCCATTCTTTTCGAAGAATAAAGCAGCTTGTCTAAACTTATCTGAGTTAACTATTTTCTTATTAAAATCAATCATGTTTAAGCAATTTCAAAAGCGCTGAGTGTACCACCGCCTTTAATTCTACCAGTCTCCTATTGTTCAGCTTTAGTTTGTTTTTCAGCTATATCAAGAGACTTGACTATATTACCAACATCCTTGAGGATACGAGTAACTTTGATAGCTGTGTCAATATCCATACCATCCTCAGAATAACTACTTAACGCTTCAATAAGCCCTTCTGCAGCAGATCTAGATGCTGTTAACAATCTTGTTCCAGGGGTTTCTTGAAACTCTGTAAATCGCCGCATTAAGTCTTTAACCGTATTATCAGGAATATAATTAGCATCTCCAAATACATCATAAGCTATCTTAGATGCTCTATCTTTTTCTGGATATGCGTTATATGGACTATTCCATTTCTTATTCCATATTACGTATTCAATTGCTTTCAATGCATACGTCTTATCTTCAGCATTGTTGTAATAATCCTTAAATGGTGGTATTGCTAAATCCTCAGTACTTAGTTTTATTTTATTTCCTTGTATATCAAACATATCATTTAATACCCATATCAGACAGGTCTTTATCCGTTATAACATCTACTCCAGATCCTGATCCAATACTCCCGTTGTAACTAACCCAACCATTTGCTGTAGCAACCCAAGTTACATCAGTTGTTTCACCAGAGTCGTTTGCTGTTGATATGAGATATGCATCGCCATCGTTAACCTGTTCATCAGTACCAGCTAATACGTTTCCATCTTTTACGACCGTGATGTGTGCAGAGGGTTTGTCAATTAGATATATAACAGTTCCTGTGATCTGAGGAGGATTGCTAGCCTTTAAATCATCTACTGTTGCAAAATGATTGCCTGCACGACCCTTTATAGTAAGGGCAGAAGCGTTCTTGCCATCCTTGCCAGAGTATGCTACAGAATAAGATGTTGTATTCGTACCATTAGAATAATTTACAATCGTACGAGTCCATATGTATCGATGTGTTATTGTTATAGTAGGTATTTCTTTAGACCATCCTGTTGCTGGAGCATTCTGACCGTCTTCTGATACAGCGTAATCAATACTTGTACTAGTTATAGATACGCTTTCAGAAGGTTGTGACGCTTGTATATCAAGAGCTTTGCTTGATATAATATTCTCATGTTTAATCCAACCTCTGTTGTTATAATATACGTATACATCATGACCTATGGCGTATGCATCATACTCTTGAGGGTCTTGAGGCAGATTATCTACAGACTTAACCGTACCTTTTAGATTAAATGAGTTCACACCAGATATCGTACCTCTCTAGAATCCAAACCATTCGATAGGCAAGTAACGATTATAGAAACTTCCTCCAACAAGTGTGTTATTAAATATCTGATGGTCAGTCGGAGCATCTATATATGCTCCATGACCAACAATACTACCATCCGTGAGAGAACCACCCTCAAATTTAAGAGTTACTTCCTTTGGAAGATTAAGACCTTCATTTAGTACATAATCATATTTGATAACATACGTTGTATTTTGATCCACAATAGATGATACGAAATCATCATCTTTCTTGAGAACAACATAACCACGACCATGATCTGATGTACGATTCTTAACTGTGATTATATTATTTTCCACAGTAAGGTTGTCCTCGTCAGCCTTTAAACGCTGTCCGAATGTATTGTTATGCGTGCGTATTGTACCATCATCCTCAATAAAGACTATTGATTCAGAAGAAATATTTGACGCATCTTTAGCATAACCATTCTTTGTCTTATAATATAATAGTTTATTGTTTATCATGGTTAGTTATTTGATTAAGCTGAGAAATCCAACACATTCGTAACAGGATACAGTACTAATACTAATGTATCATGTGACGTGCTTGTTGTATTAGTTGTCGTATATGCGTCAAAATAGAAATTCGTACCACTAACAATCTGTTGCTGTGGGAGATTACATAAGATTACAGAATCTGATGCAAGCATCGAAGGTCTTGCAATATTGATAGCCTGACCAGCCTTTGACATGATCAAACCTCTCCAATGATGATTCATACCAGCAGTCAAGCTATATGGAGAAGCAAAACCAAGATACATACCAGAACCTGATCTAAAATCAAGAACTGAGAACTCACCCTCAGTAGCTGAAATACGAGCTGTTGCAGATGATTGTTTCTGATAAGCATTGACAGTCCACGGCTCAACCCAAGCACGATTCTGTGTAATATTGCTAGAGTTAGATGTTTTTGTTAGACTTGTTATCACATTACCAGTAGCTGTTGATGAAGTCACACCATTAACAAGACCGAGCTCTGCTGCACTAGCACTCTTGATATTACCATGTGTACTTGCTGATGTGTTCACGTATGTAAGTCTTACAGTACTTGCCGTACTACTAGCAGACGTATGAGGAACCGAGTCTGTTCTAGATACTGACTCTGCAGATATAGTATCGATATAATCCATTGCAGGCTGTATAGCATCCTCTAAGTCACCACCAAATCCGTCAGAGATTGAATGATCTGAATAATCCTCATCTACTGTAAAGTTCTGACCAGTCCACTTATACACAGCACTCGGCATACCATCAGCACCCATAGTATAATAATACTTACTATAGTACGGTTTACCATTAGTCTTCATATACAAGTTGGTAGGTACAGAAGTACCGCTCCATGTCGTATAATATGCAGATCCAATCTTACCAACAATTCCAGATATCGTACCAGACTGGTTTGAAATAGATTGCGCAATGTATATAGCAGTCGGATTACCTACACCACCTTGTGCAGCACTAATGGAGTTTGTAAGAACACCGTCTACTTTAACAGCACCCCACATACCCAAGCTAATTACATTCAAGCTCTTATTTATAGTATCAAGTTTGTTCTGAAGACCTGTTACGTTTGCAATCGTGTGAGTATGCGATGATGGAGCATATATGCCTTTCTGAGCAGTGATCATCTCAATATCAGCAGCTAGGTCACGAAGACGCGTGGCAGGATAATCTGTTACGTCACATGCGCTCATATTACCATCTTCCGGTACGTATTTATATAGCTTGTTCAGAGAAAGATCTTTATAGATTACACAACCCCAAGGTTCATTAACACCAGGAACAACCCATATATGTTTGTTTGGCCAGTTGTTGTAATAGACATTGTTGCCAGCTTTCAATACAAACTGTCCACCAGTTGTATCATAATAAACCGTTGAAGAAGTACCGTTTGTTGTCGTACTGATCTGACTAACAGTTATTCCAGATACGTTTCCTGCATAACTTATCGTACCAAACGCTTGATCAACTTTTGCAAAGCTATTGTTGATCCAAGATTGAACAATTACTAAACCTGATTGATCTAAAAATTTCATTATTTATATTAGTTAAAATAACACCATGTTTTACTATTACCAAACGGGTTATCCTTATCGTTCAACCAGTTGGTAGCAAGTTGATAAATCTTTTGATTAAACTCATCTTCTGATATATTCGGAAACCACTCATGTATGAGATTATAGTTATCTGAATATATCATCTGTACAGTTACATAATAATCCCACTCATTATAATCAGGTATTACGCCACGTATCTCTTTATACTTATCTAGTACGAGATTCTTATTCAAGAACGGTCCTGTGTATTTAGACCCATCTTTTTCATAATACATCTTAGATACTTGATCATCAGCAAACGGCTCATTGTAATGACCCCCAACAAACGTACAATATGTATCTTTAATTAGTTTGCAATATTGCTCTTCATCCAAAACTTTCTGTAAGTATTCAGATATATTTGTAATTGCTTTATGGATCATTGATGCTTGTTTATCGTATCCATAATCTTTAAATATCTTATCAAGCGTTTCCATCGTTAGGTTTATTAGAATCAATAATCATTTGTTTCAAACTCTCTATAGATTGCTTCAGCTCTTCGTATCGAGCATCGTTCTCCTGCTTTGCTTTTATAGCAGGATCAAACTCTTGAATAAGTGCATTGCACTTCTCAACATTATTTCTATGTTGATCAATATTATCAAGTATAGTCTATGATTGAGACTTAAGTAACTGGAGTTCTTTTATGACACACTCTTTATTAGGAGTTATCATAAGTTGACCGGTATACCCAACTTCATTGCTATCCTTAAACGTATACGTCTGGGTCTTACCGGCATCTAAAACTGCGACATCAACCACCATATCAAACTGGTTGTTGTACTTATCCATATGAGGTGTTGAGACTGTTACAACTTGTACAGTGTGTACCTCAATGTTGTTCCTGTCAAACATGTAGACAGAACATCCTTGTTTCAAATCTTTAAATAGCATATGTATGTTGTTAAAAATGGATTGGGTACGAGAAACCCCGTACCCATCCAATATTAATGATTCAGAATATAACGAACAGTGCCTTCAGCAGGATTGGTTGAATCACCAAGAGGGATCGGACCAACCGTGTAAGAAGTACTACCAATCGTGATAGCAGCAGTATCGTTCTCAGCATTCGTCTTGCTCAGCGTAAGGCTATGAGCACCAATGAGAGCCGTAATATCGCTAGCAGCAACAGCGGTCAAACCAGTAGCGTGACCAGTAGCATCCGTAGCGAACTTATAGAAACCGGCAGTCTTAGCAGCTGCACCAGTCGGAGTTGCGTGAGAGAACGAAACACTCTTGTCACCACCAGCACTGCTTGCAGCAACACTAATGTTCGTACCACCAGCAAAAGCAACAGTATCCGTCTTAGCAGAAGCAGCAAGCGTTGTGGAACCAACCTTGATGTTAGAATAAGCATTCTGGTTAGCCTCACCACCAGTTGCGACAATACCGTCAACACGCGCAGTTAGTGCGTCAAGATTGGTCTTGTTGGCTTTTGAAAGAAGGTCGGCGTTGCTAATTTCTTCAACCAAAGCGTCCGATAATCCGAGCGTTAGTGGATCCATATTTACCCAATGTAAGTTCGGATCTATATTAAATACGTCAACCGTTCCAGAATTAGTTTTAGCAATAAACTTTGTAGGATGTTCTGCATCCGTTCCGAATGCTTTCACGGCAGCGCCAACCATGGTGGCATACGTTGATGTAAGAGCAATCGTACGAGTACCATCCGTGTTGTTCGTAATAGAAATACCAGTACCAGCCTTATGCTCATTGACGAGATCAGCAACAGCGATATAAATCTTGTTAGCTGTACTGTTAGCCAGAGTCAACTCAACATACGGAGTAGCATTCTTCTTATCCGTAGCAGGAGTGAATGTACCATCAGCGTAAGAACCCCAAACAACCTTACCAGACTCAACAACCATATCCTTCGGAATGTTGATGGCTTCACCAACATTAGCACCATCCTTCTGGAGGTGATATACGGCTGCATAATCAGTAGATGTGGACTTAGTGAGCGTATAAGCAGGAACCTTTACAGCACCAACCTTAGTATCGACATAGTTCGTTGAAGCAAGACCACTCGCCTAATCAACCGATACATATACCGGCTTAATCTTATGAGAATCGCTTCCGGTAGCAATGTCTGCGAGAATACCGTTCTCAAGATTCCTTATAGGAGTAACGGAACCAGTCTCAATGCTTGAATAACCGTCTGTAATACCACTATTTGCAAGAGTACCCTTTGCAGCAAATTTAGCCTTAGCAGATGTCCAAAGTTGCTGAAGGCCTAATAGATCTAAATATTGCATTTATTATTTTATTAAACTGTTGTAGTTGTTGTGACAGCAGAGCTCGGTTTAAGAACTGAGATTAGAGCATTGGTTTGATTTAGTCTACCAATCTCATCGCGTAGTTGCTGAATCGTAGTCTGCTGCTCCAGATTCCAATGATTAGTCAGGGTATCAATGATCTTCTGTGTATTCTGTGTACTTGTTTCCTTAGCACCACATGCGTTTCGCTCAGCCTGGAAACCTACCTGTGCGAAACCGTTCTGAACAGCATTCTGAAGCGCCTGACTCTGCATCAAAATGGTATTTGTCTGTTGACAATTGTTCAATTGATTCTGGTAACCCTGGGACAAAATGGATGTATTGATGTTATTCATACCACCCTGCATCATCGTACTCATCTGGTTAACAGCTGACTGTACCTGATTGAATCCAACATTCAATGTCTGAGACAATTGTGCAATAGCACCAGTGTTACCATTGACAGCCTGCATAGTGAGATCACTATTATGGTTGTCTTGAATCTGATTTTGTAAACTCTGGATTTGATCACCAATACAATTGTTTGCGTTGTTGCCGAAGCCACCAAACTGACCGGCAAATATCAACCATATCAGATATGCAAATGGGTTATTCCACATCTGTTGATTACCACCGTTAGCTAACATAGCTGTCAAAGCATCGTTGCGGTCATTATTACCAAGCATTGCGCCCATCATAGCACCGTTGCTAAAACTATTAGCCGTGTCACTCGTATAAATCTTGTTAATCTCTTCCATAATTTAAAAATTTAAGTGATTAATTTAAGATCGATGCAATGTCTTTTGTGTCGATAGAATAATCGTCATTAGAGTCCATAACATCGTTCATCGAGATCTCCTTAGAAGATCCGTCAGTCATCTTCAGACGCAGCACGTTCTGTTTATCACTACCCTTATCGTAAGAACCAGATTCAATTGCAACACCACCCTCTGTTGCAATAGATGACATATCGGCAGACCCAAGAATAACTCCGTCTGGAGAAATCAGTTTTACAGATTTAGTTGCTGGATCATATTCGATAGTCATTTTGTTGATATATGCTTGAAGCATCTTCATATCTACACCAGAACCACCGCCTTTTCCGATAAGTTCCATTGTGGACTTTGCATCAAGGACATCTCCGAATTGAAACTGGGAGCTATCAACAATTTTCAATTTATCAGGCTCTTGCATATGTAAAATACGAGGTGTAACAGGAGTACCTGCTGCATTCTGTATATTTGTACGTCTAAGCTTTGAATAAATCATATTTATATATACGTATATACGCAATTACTCCAACCGAAGTTGGAGTAACGCAAATTCAATTATGTTTGTGGAAAGTGGAAGTTGGTGGATTCGAACCATCGACCTTCTGCTTGTAAGGCAGACGCTCTAAACCAACTGAGCTAAACTTCCAAACAACCATGATGGTTGTTGTTATATATTATTCTGTAGACTCATCTGCAGGAGTTGTCTCCTCGGTCACAGGACCTTGCATCATCTGGGCTTTATCAGAAGATCCGTAACCACCATCACCTCTATCAGATTCTGAGAGATCATCAGATTCAACAAACTCTACATCAGGTACGGGAAGGATGAGTATCTGGGCAAATTTATCACCAACCTTGTATACGGCTGGTACAACATCTGTAGTTGCAATAAACTTGCCTAGTACCTCACCACGATATCCTGAATCAATCACACCGCAACTATTCGTAAGACGTAATGACTTCTTTGCAATAGATGATCTTGGCATCAGTTGAGCAAAATATCCCTCAGGGATCTCCAATGCAAGATCTGTGTGATATACGATCACCAGCTGACCACACTCATTCAACTCTGTCGTTATATTCGTAGCAGTTAAATCAAAACCAGCATCTGTCTTATGTGCTTTTGAAGGCATTACAGCCTTATCTGAAAGTTTCTTGAATTTAATTTCCATCTTATTATATTTTAGTAGCCCCACCAGGAGTCAAACCCGGACCAGGAGGGTTCATAAATCGACTGTTGCATCCAGTCCTAAGACCAGTCTTCTCGTTCAGTCTGTCACGCTGTTTTCACTTGCGCCTCGTCAACATTGTTTTCCGAGTCAATTAGAGAAGATTCTAATAATGGATTATTTATTATCCCATTACCATCCAATATTTTCCAATGACTGTTCAACCAAAAATTATCCTTATTGTACATGATCGTACGAGTACATGTTTTAATTCGTTTTGTCTTAACCTCATTATTAAGAATGAGTTGCTTTGCGGTCTCTATTAAAGAACCATATCGTGCAATTTCGTTCCAGTTCTCATCGTATCGAATCACATATTTTTGATTAGATTTTTTCAAACCGCTTTCGCTAACAATCCTGTTTACAACATGTCTACGAACACCAAGTGCTGAAGAAACTTGTTTTATATTACGACGTTTTTGATATTCAGCTTCAACTAAATTTCTAAGATCGTCTGTAATTTCATATTCAGAATCATTTCTTTGTTGATTTCTACTACCATAAGTAGTTGTCTGACTATGACAATTTGGACATAGAAATCGAAGATTTTCTATACGATTATCGTTGTTGATTCCGTTTATATGATCAAGCTCTAAACTTAACGTACGACCTTGCCATTCAACACATCCGCAAATCGCACATCGATATGGGATTAGATTATTTTTTATGACATATCGTCTTAAAACAGAACGAGCATGTTTACAATTAGGTTTTAATATATCCGAAGCATTTACTTTATGTAAAGTACCATATTTCGTAATTGGATGTTTACCTTTAAATATACTTCCGTCTAAATTTAAATCAGACATTCTTTGTTTAACTTTAGCAAACCCCCAAGAATTACCTTTTACACTGTAACCTAATTTAAATAACACTTCAGATATAGTCGAACTATTCTTGAGCAGCTCAACAAACTGTTCGTCTGAGAGCTTATATATTTTATTTTCCATATATTCAATTATTCATTGGATAAAAGAGCCTCTTGTGCTAATCGCTACACCATAGGGCAGTATTAACCTCTTTCTTAAGGAGGTTAATTGATTAAACAAATAATGAGATCACACCTATTTGAAGTGCTTGTCCGATTAAACCACCTATTTCCGTGGCAGCTATATCAAGCCAATCGAACTTACCTCCCCATTGTTTATCTTTAAACTCCATTCCAAATGCTAGACCTGTACTGAATAATATCGTACCAACAAATGCTGCAGGAATGGCGTACAACAAATGTTTTGGTCTGTTAGACTCTTTGAGCCACATACTTTAGTTTTTAGTAACCAACTTATTTCTTACGTGTGATCCAGTTCCAGAAACGCTTGAAGATGTTAGGCTTCTTCTCAACCTTCTCTTCCTTCTCCTTCTCCTTCTCCTTCTCCTTCTCCTCGTGATCAACAATCTCGTTATCTTCAGAACTATCATAAGTCCTCTCGATCACATCACACAGTGCGTCAATATAATCTATTAGACGATTACATGACTGGATAACGTATGTATTCATCAGCTCTGTAACGTGCATAGCATAGTTGAACATCTCCTCTTTAGTGATAGGCTCTACACCACACTTAGCCTCTACAAAAGCTGCATATACGTCACTGGGGCTCTCAATGTTTGTAAGATCTACGATCACATATTTCTTAACAGGCTTCGTTGACTTCATCGTTAATTGTTTTAAGTTCTTTCATTCGTTTATTATAGTTATCGAGGTTTTCTTTCCACTCGCCAGATGTTATCTTTATGTACTTGTGTGGGAAATCTGTGTCCCAAAACGCAAGTATAATATCACCAGCTTTAACATCGAACTCTTCAACACTCCTGTCGCGATCTATGAACTTGAAATGCATATCTTCAGGAGCCATGTATACTCTGTTGCACGCATTTCTTTGTACATCAAGCGGTTCGATGTTAGCGGTTTCTGTATCGACAATAAGTACATCTGAATTATACGTCGCTGCAATTGTTTTCATGTTTAAATCTTGGTTTTAATTTAAATTTAAATAACTTAGCAAACAATATATCTCTTTGATCATTCGGGTCTTTCATAATCGTTGCTGTACAATCAAATACCTGGTGTATAACATCATTGACAATGTTTTTATCAATATTGAGTTCTTTAGATATTTGATTGCTCAAACTATTAACATCAATCATGAACCTTTCCGATAATGTCAAATTGTCGTACTAGATGAGAGTCTTTAACAAGATCAAAGTACTCAAAGTGTCTGGCTTTATAGAAAATCGTATCTCCAACATGTATCGGAGGAAGATCATAACTCTTCTCATTTCCCATCCATTTAGTATATCTGTATGGAACCTTAAGTACAATACCTGTTAAATAGTCTGAATCAACCTCTTTAACTTCTTTCTTTACTTTATCATAATCAGTTGCCTCGATTCCGTTCTTATCAGCCTTAGGCTTATCTGTCGCAATCGGTGTACTGAATTCCTTCTTGACCTTTACTGGTGTAAGCGGCTTCACTAAAAAGCTATCGAAGAACTCGTATTTAATCTTATCACTCACATCCATAGCCAAAGGCTTCTGATCAATTTTTTGACTGTCCATTACTTCTTAAGACCTTTTAAATAGTTAAGAACTTTGATAAGGTTAAGCATCACCGTACGTTGTTCGACCTTCATACACTCAGGCATGTCCTGTGTATCAACCTTGTTTAGGTCATACGTATACTTCTCGATCAATGAATCGATCTCATCAAACACATTTATAAACGGTACATCAGTCTCAGCAACCTCCTTAAGTACACCCTCGTTGACAAGCTCTTTTGCATAATCAACTGAGATGGAACACTTAGATGAATACGTAGCCTTCACAGAAGAATCATCATCGTCATCCTCTTTGTATGCAGAATTATACTCTGCAACATAAGACTTCTCATCATCAGAGAGATTCATAACATCACCAAGTTCAAGTCCGAAGAACGGTTCAATCACTTCTAATTTCTTTGTCATAGCAATCTGTTGTTTTAAATTACTGGGGCAGTAACGTATGAAGTGTGCATTTTGGTTGCAAAAACATGAAAAAAATTATTTTTTCTAACTTTTTTCACATCTCATGAAACCAAAACGCTTAGTTAATACGTTACAGCCACGAGAGCTTCGGGGGGAATATTATATTATATATAAACTATATTAGATAATATTAGCTAATATAAGCCAATATAGTATCATGAGTCTCGGTAGAGTAAGTAAGACTAATAATATATATATACATGAGTCTCATGATAATAAGTAAGACTATATATAATATAACATGAGTCTCCTTAGGAAAGTAAGACTATATAATATTACTTCTTACGTCCCTACATAGACTCATGAGACTAATTAGATTATATTAGATAACATGAATAAATTTGAATTAAGTGCTATTTTGTATTATGCGGATTTCTTATCTATGCAATAGAAATCAGTTCCTGTAACAGATACATGCAAATATTTCTATATACACAAGATTCCTATGAATATTTCGTATATAGCTGGTGTTGATCCCATGTACGATAAACACAATCCTTATGTTGTACAAGCAACAGAGACATATGGAATATTAAAAAAATAGTTTGGAGAAGATGGAATTTTATCTTTTTTAGACAATATTTGCAACCTAGGAGTCTCAGGATGCGTTACAGGAGAGTCTATGTTAAAACACATACATCGAGATAGTGATAGATACATACGAAGCAAAGCATATAGAAAATACAACGAGTTTAAATAGAATCAATCATATCACTATGTCACACAAGGAGAACACGGACCAGAAACAAAAGAGTGCACAAAATATGTAGCGCACGTCTAGGCTAAAATCAACAGCAACAGATCCTGAATATGTAAAATCTGTTGATCGTATGATATAGGCATAGAAGAAGTTATTAAGAATATATAACAACGTTGATTATGAAGATGATTAAACCACATGTTGAATTACTTACTCAGCAGTACGACAAACTTGGAATATTCGAAATGGTTGAGCTTGCTGGTAGAACTTCGTACAAATCAGAGAAGAATATGTCTTTTGATGAGAATGGGCGTTCTACAACAGCTGAGGCATTTACTAATAAACTCATATCGTACAACCATGGTGCCGCATTAGAGCATGCTACGATCTATTTGACAATACCTAAAACCGAGAAGTTGTACAAAGGGATGGTTAAGATGTATCAACAAAACAAGTATTCTAGAGTTATCGAGTTTGATGGAAATGCGTACATCACAACAAACTATCGAGTAATCATTGAAAACGGTTGGACTTACGATCTTAAATACCTCACAGAGCCTCATAAACTCCATGTAAAACGTTATTCATTTAGGATTACGTGTAACAGGATTAATTCTCAATCATTCATGAGACATAGAGTATTTTCGTTCCTACAAGAAAGTACAAGGTATGTTACATACAACGGAGACCTTGAATATATATACCCGTCTGACTGGAATACGTATGATGCTGAAACAAAGAAGCTGTTTAAAGATCATATAACAGCATCTGAATCCGTATATAAGACCTTGTTATCTAAAGGTTTGAAAGCGGAACGAGCTAGAGATCTTCTCCCTTGTGGAATTAAGACTGAGTTTGTTATGACAGGATTCATAGATGATTGGGATAAAATGTTAAAGTTAAGATTAGCTAAAGGAGCTCACCCAGATGCTCAACTAATAGCACATCAAATATCAGATATACTAAACGATGTTATACAGGATTGATAGTTTTTATGCAGATAAGATAACGATGACACCAACCATTCCTATCAATGGTCTCACCGAGAATGGTCATGAAGATAACAAAACTCCTAGATTATGCTTCAGTGACTCGTTGATAGGGTGTTTGGCTGCGCAAGGCACACTTCGCTTTAACTATTCATACGTAGTATATGTGCCAGTTAATTAGAAGATAAAGGTTCATAAACCTACGAAAAAACAATGTCCAGATGCTCATATAACAGGTGAGGTTTGGTACACTGGTAAACCAATAGAATTAGTGCCAATAGGTAAGTTATACACATCAGATAACCTGTTTGAGGTTGGCAAATATCCAGCTACAGGAAAAAAGAAAAAAATGATATCATCATATGCGTGCGAATATGCGTTTGTACCATTGAAAAAATCTAAAAATAAATAAATTATGCCTTACATGAAATATAACCAAGACAATATTAATATGAATATTTCATTGTCTAAACAACTTACGTATATAGTATTTGCATCAATTATATCAGCTGATAACTATAAGCTTGATGAAGATACAAAACAAGCTATTATGGCTAAGTACGAGGCTGAGACAAAAGATGAGCCATCTGTGTTGGATTGGGATAAGATCTTAGATCCAATTAAAGATGATGAGTTACGAAACAAATATATCGAACTGTTAAAAGCAACTGAGGTATGATAGGATCACATGATAGTTATACGTTCCATAAAGCTACTAAGGGTATATACAATAAGTCTTTAGTACGTAGAACATGGAAAGCTCAGAATATGAGTTTGGACGAACAGTATGAGCATGGAGTTCGTATGTTTGATGTACGTGTTTGTAGAGATGGATGGAGATGGAGAGTGTGTCATGGAGCGGCTGAGTTCAATGAAACATTTGCAACAATATCATCAATGTGCCACTTCTTTGAGTTACGATATCCAGAAGCTATCTATCGCATTTGGCTCGAAAAAGGATCGAAAGATGTTGAGAGGAGATTTATTGCAGAAAGCACAAGTCAACTCTGTTCATTATGTGATTTATACCCCAATCTATGGAGAGTTGGAATAAAGTCGTATAAAGAATGGACAAATGGTATTTGTAACAACAATGATAGTTTATACAACAGAGGTTATCTATTTGCTAAGGATGCTCCTTGGAGTGGTAATTGTCACGAGTTACACGGTACAATGTCTTTTAAAAACTACTTCAAAGGATCTCTTGAGTCTCAAGCTAAAAAGTACAACAGAAAGATTATGAACACTGTTCCAAAAGAACAGTTATATGGAAAAGAACATCTTTACTTAATTGACTTCATAGATCAAATACATACTTAAACAAATTTATTCAGGGCCTACGTTAAGTAGGCTCTTTTTTATTATGCCTAAAATAAGACAAACAAATAGAATGATGAAGGTTGGTAATTAGTGGTTACCAGCTTTCTTAAACAGTGTCAATGGATCTCCAACATATACGTATATGAATGATTAGGGCTAGTGGGCTGATGCATCTGGTAATACGTACAACGTTGAACATCCATTAGATGAAGTAACTGTTAAATACGATCCTAAAACAGGTGGGTAGATTAATAAAGCTGCACCAGATTATTGGAGACAATATGGTCAGCGTAGAATGCAATAGACTGCTGGAAATGTTGACAAAGTTATAATGGGTACTGTTGGAGCTGCTACAGCACCGCTATGGCTACCTGAGATATACGGAGCCGGGTTGGTACTTGGTGGTAATCCAGCTGTGCAATAGTTTGCAAATCAGGCATTGTACGGATTAGGTGCTGATGCAGCATTGAAAGCAACAACAGGTTATGATTATTCAGAAGCAGGTTAGAGGTTGTTTAGTCCTGTGCTCCAAAAAATCGGTTTGAGTCAGGGTATGTCTAACACCATAGGCCAACTTACAGGTGGTGTGATGAATCCTGGATATTATATGCCTACAATGAAATTAAACGCTTAGAAGATATTAGACCCTGTTGCGGACTATTTAGTTAAACCGTTTCCAGAATATAGTAAGAAGCTTTGGGTCTTAAATGACGCAGTTTATCCGACAATTGGTACTATAGCAGGTGGTGCTGCTGGAAATCAACTCTCTGAGTAGAATGAGCTTCCTGAATATATGAAACCATATGCCGAACCGCTTGGAATGTTAATAGGTGGCGGTATAGGTTCACAATTAAAAAGGCTTCCAAATATGTACGGTTCTTATGTTACAGATATGCTTAGATATCCTGTAATTGCCCCATATGAAATGGCTAGAGGAAACTATGTGTTTGGGTCAAAAACTAAAGCTATGCTCAAACGTGCGCAACAAGAATCTAAATACTTCAATACTGCATATGACGATCTTGTGGATAAGTATATCAACAAAGATGTGTATCCTGGTTTTGGAAATGTGAAGCCAAAACTTAAAATGACTAAGGCACTAAGTGATGGCGTCGGTGCTTATTATAATCCAAATACGAATACAGTAGTAACACCAATGTTTAAGCGTGGTGATACTAGAATAACATTTCCGTTCGATGTATACAGAAAAGGTACAATCACACACGAAGCAACACACGCATTACATGAAAGAGCAAATAAGTATGAGTAGATACATGGGGGTGGCGTACCCATAGACGAAGGTATTGCATCGAATTTTATGCAACCTCTCAGCACAAATACATCAACATATGCTGAAATGAATCCTATTTTACGTAAAATTCCAGTATATAGAGCTCATTACGACAATGTTAAAAACATGAAGGTTGATCCTGAATTTAAGACGTGGATGTCTTCTCCTGAAGAGTGGCACGCTGAATATAACAACATCATAAGTAGATTGACTGAAGGATCAGCAATTCCTGTAAGCCGGTTAACTCGTGATCAAAAAGGCATTGCTGTTGATTATTTTGCAAACAGGTTTGGGGTAAACAAAATACAAGCCAATCAAGCTCTTGATATGATTGATGATTACCAACGTAATTTCTTACAAGGAGCTCGTATAAATCGTGTCAATATAGTACCATACGATTTGATTGAACCAGATTTTAAATATAATGTACATAATATAGGGCGTCTTGGAACAACCCCCCCCAACGCTAAGACGATAAATTATGATCAATTACGTGATAACTTTAAAAAGTTTCGTAAATATATCAAGACATTAAATCACATGTATGGAAAGGATGTGAAACGCATCGGTCTCGAATATGCAACAGGACAGGGATTAGAACGTATTGGAGATTTTATGATGAAACATACAACTGGTATGGATTCAGACCAAGCATTTTACAAACTATTATCTCCACTCGTGGAACCATTAGATGTCACAGATGGTTAGAAAGAAGGTTTATATAGAATCGGATCTCAATATGTGAACCCTGGAAATTGGTTTAATCCATCGAAACGCTTAGTTAACGGATATATTATCGATGACATGTATAATTTTACACGGCTTCCATATGACTGGTTTACAAATCAAAAGAAGTAATAATTTAGTACCTAATAAATATCATACAGGATGGGTATATCCAGATAGTAGAGCAGCAGACCCTAATGTTAAACCTTTTGAATATATAGTACCTAAGACTGTAGACAAACACACAGATCCTGTTATAACTAAAACACCGCTGTATTATGGCGATGATTGGATCTACAACATGCTTCCGTAAAATAATAAGAAATCCAGCCTTCGGGTTGGATTTTTTTATTTTATTTTTAAACGAGAAATAAAAAATTTTATTTTACACTTGTTTAAACGGGAAAGTCCCCCGATAGCCTCCCCCGGCCGATTTGGAAATTGGAACACCCCCTCCCTGATTCGTCAAAGGCGCCTATTCCTACCTATTGGCAACACAACGTCGTGTTGCTGTAAAATTAGATGAATTATGGGATATGTTCTTAAAATCAAGAAGTTAGTCGAGCACGAGTGGAAAACTACCAAGGTCAGAACCTGGGTCAACGGCCAGGATGGCAATCCTGTTTTGGCCGAAGAACGCGAAGTTCCTGCCACAGTTTGGAAATGGATTGCTTCTCCCGTCGAGCCTACACTCGAAGCTTTGTTTGAGAAGTACGGGGATTGGTGCGCCAAGCACAAGGACAACTGGTGCATCGTTCCGCAGTAAGGAATGGGCCTTCGGGCCCTTCCTTGCTTCTCTTCTTGTTTCCCTTTTTGCTCTTATTTTGCTTATTTCTTGCTGTCTCGTCAAACAAGACATGGCTCGCTCGCTTCGCTCGCTCGCCCTTGCTGATTCGTCAAACATGCCTATTCCTATAGATTGGCGACGGTATAACATCGTTTATAATCGTTGCTCGTGCTGCGCATAGCGTTGCGTTGGCATGAAGGATGGCACAGGTTCGATTCCTGTGGTGTCCACTATCCTCCTGTGAAGGACGATTTTAAGATTCCCATATTCATAATTGCGTTTAATATATGGCCCTTCGGGGTCATATTCGGGTGCTATGGTACTCTGTCAGATGATAGCGACAGTGCGTAGGTTCGATTCCTACGGCATCCACAGCAAGAAGGGCAGCGAGGTCGTTGCCCAGCTAAACACACAAAATCATGAGAATGCAAATCGAAAACGTCTACGTGCTCACAGCTCACGTAGGTACACAGAATGTGGAAACCAAGTACGTCAAGCTCGATCTTATCGACGCAGACGATCCTTGGGGCGAAAGCTGTACTATGACCATCTTCGAGTCTACGGACAAGGCCATGGTCAAATACCTCACCAGTATCTATGCTGACGCTCAGGCGGACGGCACAGATCAATTCGGGCAGGTTAAGTATGCTCCTTCTATCCTCAAGGATGCCACCAAGGCTCTTCCTGACAATAGAAGGGTCATACCAGGCATCGTGCGAGCTGAGGCTCCTACTCCTGGCGGTGAGCCGTACATTCGTACGACTGAAGTCAACGGAGTGCGCGTACCTGCAAAGAACGCTGTCCCAATCAACTCTCTTATGCTCTGGTGCCGCAAGGTCAAGGACAATGAGACTGGTGAGATGAGCTGGAAGTCTGGCTGGTCTCCAGCCGAGCGCATGACGAGCATCATCGCACACCTCTACAAGCCTTGTCGCGAGACAGGTTTGCCTGAGACTGGCGAGATTGTCAGTGCGCCCGTTCAGGCTCCAGTTGCTCCTCAGACTCAGCCCCAACAGGCTCAGCCTCAGCAGCCACAGCAAGCTCCGCAGCAACCTACTGCTACATTCTAACCACTCTTCCACGCCTATCGAGGTCGGGCGTTCTAAATACGACCTCGTTCATCTTCTTAAACACTCACGACAATGAAGAACTCCCTCGCTCTTACAGCAATCATCGCCATCTGCCTATTCGTAGGCTTCGTGTTCGGCCATGCAACTGGCACAACTGACGGAAACGCAGCAGCTTACACTCAACAAAAGCGTGCTGTTGCCGCCGAAGACTCTCTCGCTATCTACCGAGAATTCGCTGACCGAGCACTCACACTGCTCGAAGCTCTCGGCATCGATGACGACTCAGTCGATCCCTTCTACGACGGCGACGACGCCAAGGCATACGCAGTCTCAAGCGCATACCGACGCTTCTGCGACGCCTACAACAAGCTTGCTGGCGTCGACAGCTTGCAACAGCTGCCTCCTGCGCAAACGCGCACGCAAGCACGCTGACCACCTCGGACACGAGCGCATGCTCGTGCCGGTGGGGCCTATTCGTATAATATTGCAGATAGTCAAATTCAAAAAAGAACAATATGAATATTGAACAAATGTTGCGGGATGCCATAGAAAGTAAGACCGCAAGAATTCTGAAAGAAGAGTACGGCATCGAAATGTCAAAACAGGTGATAGATGAGATGTCTGAAGAGCACGATGAGCCAAACAAAAATTGGCGTTATCAAGTTGTGCTAAGAACCATCGGGGATGATCCTGAACGTATTGAGCATATCATAAACGACTTCACTCACGATGAGAAGCGTACACAAGCATTTATGGATGCTGTGCCAGTTGCAATTCACCGTGGTTTGACTGTTGATAATGAAATCGCCTTAAGGAACACATTTCTCACTTGTGGAGCAGATGCGTATGTTGAAAAAATGATTAAGATCGATTAGTCATGGAACAGAAGAAATACAAACTCACCAAAGAGACAATGTGTTTCGATGGTGTAACACTTCATAGGATACAGGCTCTCAAAGACTTCGGAAACGTCGAAGCTGGAGAGCTTGGTGGATGGGTTGAATCAGAGAAAAACCTCTCACAGTCTGGTGATTGCTGGATAGCCATGGAAGCTAAAGCCTACGGTGGTGCAGAAATCGGTGACAATGCTATATTAACGCGTAAGGCAATAGCATGTGGAAACTCAACCATTTGTAATGACACACTCGTATCTGATGAATCAATAATCCGTGGATTTACGTATCTGTATGGTAATGTTGAAGTATACGGAAAATCGGTGATAGATGGTGATGCACGGCTTCACGGAAATGTTAAAGTGATTGGTGCAAAAGTCATCGATGCCGAAGTATATGACCGTGCCATTATATGTGATGGTGCATACGTTCATGGACGTATTAAGATAGACGGAACCGCATATATCTCAAATGGTGCCGAGGTGTGTAAGACAGATGATTACATTGTCTTTAAGAACTTTTGGAGTTCCGGAAGACACTTTACATGGACTCGTTCAAACAACAAATGGCACGTTGGGTGTTTTCGTGGTACTGGTGAAGAGTTGATAAAGAAGGCCTACCAAGATAGTGAAAAGTCTGGTAGAGAATACGAGAGAGTTGTGAGGTATGTTGAAAGCATCCTTGCAGATGAACAAAAAGAACAGAAAAATGAAAAGGTACGCAATCGTATACGCTGACGGAAGTAATCGACGCTTGACGCAAATAGATTATCCTTCACGTAAAGAGGCTGGCGATGCATTGATATATTTCCTTACATGTAACAATGCAAGCTATTCGAAAGATGACGATGAGTATTTGAACCCATTTGACTTTACTCTCAAAGAAGTTGAGTATATGACTTGGGAAACAAAAGCATCTAAGAAGCCTCGGAGATGTGTACATCACAAAAAATAAGCAAAATGAAAAAGTATATTATTACATCCGCTGATGGAAAGTGGCGTCTGACACAAACAACTTATGCTTCACGTGAAGAAGCTGGAGATGCGTTGATGTATTACATCGACACCAACAATGCGGGCTATCCAAAAGGCGATATCAATTATTTGAATCCGTTTGACTTCACTCTTGTAGAGATTGAGTCTAAGGATGCAAATGAACTCGTTACCGACTTTGACAGCGCAAAAAAGGTCCTTGATTTTAAGCTGAACGACGGTCTTACACTAGTACATGGTTTAGCTGGAAGATGTGCGATAGATGCCAAAAAAGCAGCATGGCTTGTACGCAGTGTGGACAACGAAAATCTTAAGGTGTTAATCGCCTTGAACAAACTGTTCACCCTTGCACGGGCATGGAACAAAGTAGATGGGTTTGTACCTGATGCATCAAATGATGCGCAAGCGAAGCATTATCCATACTTTGTATACAACAAAGATGCTAAGAAATACTTAGCTGTGGGTGTAACTGGCACAGTTGTATGTGACACATTATGCTTAAATCGAATCTGTTTCCAATCAGAAAAACGAGCCAAGCAATTTGGAGAGCAATTCATTGGTCTTTTCAACCAAGTTCTTTTGAAATAATGTGGAACAAAGTATCTGAAAAAGAGCTTCCCTACGGAGAAGAGGTGATCGCTTTTAACGAAAAGTGGATTGATGAGGATTCTAATCCTATCCTTAGTAAATAATCTTTTAAAAGAGGTCGTTATGTGTTTAGTTACAAGTCAACGTGAGCCATACGTAGCTCCTATCGATATTCCGGTTGTGAAAGTATTGCTGAGAGAGGGTTGCTATCTGACATATTTTAGACGGACAGTAGTGAAACTGAATCGCATATTGCAACCATATGGGGATTATAAACGTTTTGTTGACAGAGACCAGTTAAAACAAAGGCTGGGACGTGGTTTAATTCACGCATATTTGTCGGCAAAATATACGATATATGGAGAAGACATAAGGGCGGCAGAATGTAGTGGTGTGTGCTTGTTTAAAGCATATATCCCAAAAGGAACTGAATTCTTTGTGTCAGACGATTATAAAACGATCGCTGCAACAAAGTTATATATCACAAGCCAATATGCGACCAAAGACTTTGGGCTTAAGTATAGAGAATTATATAAAATTATAGTAGATGGAGCCAAAACCGAAAAAAGATGATCATGATCAGTTAGATCCTGGTCATAAAATAGGACTCTTGATCCTATTATTCATATTCATGCTTTTCGTGACTCGTGCATGTGCTCAAACAGCACAATATGACACAGCTATCGTGAAGTATCAGAATATCGAACGAATTGTATCTCAAACATCAGATAAAGGTGCAGTTCGTTACTACGCAGTTTACAACGATAAGCAAGAGAATATCTCAGAACTCATCCCTGTTTCTAAGACTGTTCTCTTGTACATCAATGCATGTAAACAGAATCAAATTGAACCATCATTAGCTGTTCGTCTTAAGAACGGTATCATTGTTGGTTTGATACGATACAAAACCAAATACATTGTTAAAAGGAGACGATAATGATGTACACGCCTAAGCAGTCCGGCGTTCTAAATAGGACTGCACAACATTTAAACACTCAAAACAATGAACAAAGCGGTTATAGTAATCGTAACAGCCATAATCAGTGTATTCATTGGCTGCTCTGCTGGACAAATGAACATGACCGGTGATATGAACCGGGAGATCGCAGAGATGAGTCATTACTACAAGAGTCAGTACAAAGACACTCTTGACGCATACAAACAGTATGTAGCAGCAACGGAGAATCTGCTCAGTGAATCCCAATTCTACGACAACTTCGATCCGTACTATAACGGACCTGATGAGATGAAACGTAGAAAAGGTGTCGCATACAATAAGTATTGCGATGCTTTCAACAAGATATCGAAATCTTGTGGAATAACCCCAGTCACTTCATACTAACAAGTTTTAATCAATAAAACATGGAAATCGAAAGTAAAAAGAAGACGTATAGCAAGCGTCGTAAGAGCAACAAGCGTAATCGTAAAGTTGCACGTCATCGTAACGGAAATCATGGTGTGATGAACAAACACCAACTACGTGAGTTCTTTGGCCATAAGTTTGGTGCCACAGAGGTCAGTGGTTTTATTGCACCTCTGTTACGTTACGAAACTCCCTTTGGTGATGAGATAGATGTGTCATTCATCGCAGACAAGAATGACAACATCTGTGGTGTGAACGAAGGCTTTATCGTAGAAGCTGGTCTTGACAAAACTCCTTTTGACAAGGAGGATATCGTCATAGTAATGAACATCTACAGAGGACAGAATCTGTGCCTCGTAGCAGAATCAGGGAGGGTTGTGCAATGAATGAGACGCTTGTCGATTTGAAGAAGATGGTCGATGTCACAAGAGACAAAGACATCAAAGATCCAGGTTTGCTGAGACCTGTGATCGGCGCAATCAACGATGTACTCGTAAAAAACACGAACATCGAGATTAAGGGTGCAGACAACAAGCAAATTGTCATTGAAGTAAGTTATCACACGCGTCAGAAAATGCAGCATGTGATCAATGACAAGGAGATGTGCACTGTGCTGGCTAAGTTGTTGATCGATGTGTATGCGAAATTCAATCGCATAAGCAACATCATAAATGATTACAATAAAACCAAGTGTCATGAATGATGAAAAAGATCAAGAACTGTATGAGAGTTCTATAAACTACAATCCAGAAACCGTTATTCATCAAGATAAGTTGTACTGTAAAATAGTACACAATCTGAATCTGATTAGCGACGCATACAGAAAAGAAAATCTTTCCTATTTCATGAATATGCTCATGAAACGTGAAGGTGCTCATTTCTGGATAACAGACACTGAATTTCATCTTGAGATTCCATTGCCTGATAAAGAACTTTCAGTTGAGGAGATTACTAACATATCGAGTGATATTGAACAGTTAATGTCATTATTACAAGGTATCATGTGTGATTGCGTAGAGGCAAACCAAGACATGGACGCAATAATGAGTCAAATGCAATGAAAATAGCTAAGACGGACAAACAGGGCAACTCAACATCAAAACTATTCTTACGAATAGGCGGTAGCTCTATTCTAATCGCAAGTAAACTAACAGTTGTACAAGCTGTGTTGTTGAAAAAGCAGATTGAGAAGTATACGAAGGAAACAGGTTCAAAGATTAACGGACATTTATACACCATTCAATAATAATGCGAGTACATTATTTAAATGTGAGCTTGATCACGTGCAACGCAGCAAACAAAGCTATAGCAGAGCACATAGGATCTCAAGAAATTGAGATTTATGTAGATCCTGTAAGAAGTATGCGTTACTGGTTACAAAAAGACTTCGTAGAAGACAAAACCATGTTATTGAAACTACTAGTTCCGTTTAAACGTGGTGAAGTTGAACTTCTTGAAGTACATGCATACAAAAAAGTAATTAAGTGCGGAAAGCCTAAGTACAAACTATATGTACGCAAGCTGACGTATAGCAGAATGAGAGAACTGGTTGATATGTTTGGAGACATACGTCTCAAACCAACTCAGTTCTTAACCGATTAACATTATCCCCTATAGAGCTTTCCCACTCTATGGGGGATTTCGTTTAATGTAGCCATCGAAAGATGAGAGTCACAAGCCTCTATAAATACAGAGTGAACGAGAACATATATGTTTAATTTAATTCATTATCAAAATGAAGCATTTCATCAAAGCATCGCTCATTGTAGCGACAGTGTGGGCTGTGATCGTAAGTATGGCGTTATCAACGTCATCATGCGAGCATAAGTCCGACGTAACACCGGTTGACACCACAACTGTGGTTTCAAAACCGGCAGAACAGTGGTCCAAAGTAACGGACTTCTTGAGTTGGGTCAACGACGAGGCCAACAACAATTACTGTGACAGTATCATCTTTAAGGCTATGTCGCCTGAAGACCTGTACAACGTCGCAGCTGTTGTTTCGTCAAAGAACGAATCGTTCACTAAAAAGGATATTGTACGAGAGTTTCTCGATCGTGAGGATGTTTATTCAGCCTTGCGTGGGAAACACACAGCAGATTCTATAGTATGTGATACGAAAGACACTATCATTGATGGTGTCAAAGTCCAACTTATAAACACTTCTCGCTATGAGTAAAAGAGTAGAGTTACTCCGCAAACCGGCAAAGTATGTTGTCGTTGTGGAGTACAATGGCAAGATGCCAAGTACGGAAGATCAGAGCAAGATCATCGAAGCATTCGTTGATCTTTGTGCGGATGGGATTGTGAATTATCCGACTGTAGCCGTTCTCAACAAGGACGACATCACGAAGATTATTGTCAAGCACGTTGTCAACAATGGCCAAGACGAGCAGCGTACGGGAATAACACCTGAAGCCGCTGCCGCAAAGGTTATTGGTACGACCTTCGAGAGCAAACTCGAAAGTGGCAACCCTGCTGTGATTACACTTGCGCTTAACGCAGCGCTAGTGAAACACATGAACAGCGATGCTGACGTGTCGAGAGCATTGCGAAGCGCATTCGTAGTACTCAGTAGAGACAACGTGTTCATCAAGATACCTCTTGAACTTCGTGAGAAGTACAACATCACGAAGGAGGTACTCAACATCATTCGTGATCTGGCGAAGATTCACCAACTCCGTTAGTATGAGCAGATCGTACAAAGACTATCGTAAAGATAGTCAGCCTGTAAAGGCAAAGCGTCATAAACAACTGACGCCGTACAACAGATCCTTCAGACATAGCACAGTGTTTGATGAAGATTTAGACAAATATGTGCATTAGTTAACTTTTAAACATTTATCAAAAATGGCAAACAAGAACAGTGTAAAGCCTGCAAAGGCAACAACCCCGGTAGTAATGACCAGCGACAACGTGATGGACGTGATCAACGCCAAGAATCTCGGTAGCTCTGAAATGGCCACGAAGATCCAGGAAGAGCTCAAAAACGAGCAGGACGAGCGCATCAAGGAGATGAAGAAGGTGCGCTTCTCTCGTGCCTCATTCAAGGAGGCAAAGACCCTAATCGATGTTCGTCGTCGCAAGCGCGAGATGGAGATCACCAAAGAGGAGTTGATCCGTCGTTCAGACTTCGTGAAGTTCCTGATGGGATTCGAGGTCACACGTGAGTTCCTCGATCATCACAAGGTCAAGGGCGATGAGATGACTCTCAAGATGCCTGGCAAGGACAACAAGCTTGAAGACAAGAAGGTCAAGCTTGGTGACAAGTTCGAGCCGTGTATCGACATCACCGACTACGATGTCTGGGAGGGCAAGATCAACGACGACATCTACGAGCTCCGTCGCAAGTGCGATGATCAGTTCGACAAGGAGATGAACAAGGTGCGCCTCGCGTTTGGCGAGTACTACAAGTGGTAATCTATCATCAGATAGTATCTGTAAATAGAACTACAAAGTCCAACTCAAGAGCCTAAGAGCCATGAGCGCTTTTGAAATATTAATAACCCGATGTATCACAATATGACCGCAGATGGATCATGATTGTTTGGAGCCGTAGAAACGTATTTTAAAAGCATAAGAATTGACTTATCACACAGAGCCATGAGCCAATGTGGGACGAAAACACTCTAACAGGGGTGGATAAACTACTGTCGTATCAAATGATCGAACATGCAAGAACTATAAGTCTTTAAGGCCCCTACATATGCGTGTAGGTTCCGTCTTGAAGTGTGTTTTATCAAAGAGAATATAGTTAGCCCAAACAGAATCTTGAATCAGTTTTGGAATCTCTAACTATCGCAGTATTTCGTAGCGTGCTGCATCCATAGGGAGTTTGGCCATTCTCTATGGAACTATGTGTGGGGATGAGTTAATCATACAAGACGTGGGTTCGAATCCCACTAGGTCCACGATTCAGTTGAACACTAATTTTCCAGTCAAAGTTTTTTAATTGATTTTGGTTATTGTTTTTTAATTATTGTTTATTATCGTAACTCATAGGGTAACGGTTCGTGAGAATAGTTACTCATTTTATGGGCCTAACTGGTTTTGATTGTATGAGGAAGTAAATCCGTTAACTGCGCATTAAACATCAACTGGCGATTATAATATCGTAGATTACACTCACGTAGCGTAAGTGCTAATCAGGTTCGACTACCAAAGTGTCATGGGTGAGTAATTAGGACTGTATGGGGTTCGATCCCCCACGCCCAACTAAAACAAGAACAATATGAAACACTCATCAAAAGGTTTCCGAGGGATGATACGTGACAGGTTACCTGTACATGTTGATATTGCTTTACAAATTTGTAAGTGCAAAAATAATTATATTGAGCACATATATAACAAGTTTGTAAAACATGTACCTGTAGAACAAAGAAGTCTTGCTGTAAAGCAAGCTCTTGGTTTAAAACAGGCTGTGACTGCTGAAGATGTGAGAGTATGGTCATGGAAACATGCAAATATACTCAAACAACACGGATACAGTATTCACAACATACCGAAAAGAATGTTTTTCCATACGTTTTGGACAAGTATTAATTTTCCAGATTTAGATAAAGATGTCTTCGAAAGATTCAAAATAGCTGATAAATGGGTACAGTATCTACAAAGAATGTATCCTGTTTTCAAAAACATATATGATATAAATCATAATGTGCTATACAAATCAGAAAAAGACACTATCGAAGAGCTGGAATCGAAATACAAGTTAACTCAAGATGTAGTAAAAATAATTCTAAAGCACATAAAACATGGTACGTAATCAATTCCCATTGAGCGCAGGCACATATATGTGTCAACGCGACACGGACCTCATCATAATCGTGGTGAAAGGTCTGTTTCCTACGTTACAATTAGACGGAGGTTTTGACTTGGGGTATTTCCTCAAGAAGCGCAAACTAAGAGAAGCATCAAAAGAGATACTGGCTAATATTGAGCTGTTCCCCGAGATGTGGACCTTTACACCTATGCGTGGCATGAACTATTCTGTTTTTGCAAAGAACGAATTCCATACAACAGGAAAGCTCGAACTCCCAATGGACAGGGAAACCGATATCAAGGAACAGTATTACTTGCTCACTCAGCAGGGAGTATCTAGTACCAAGATTATTCGAGCTCTTGTACAAGAATTTAAGGTTTCGGTGGATACCATCTGTGATTTAATAAACGGATTTGATAGGCAAGCTCTATGTTAATAGATCATATCTTTACTATCAAGGATAAGAACTACTCATTACGAAATCGTTACGAATTACTCTTGTCGTATGTAAAGCAACATTCTCACTTAGTGACGATAAATCGAAATGAGACGTTCGGACCGTATCCACCAACCTTTATTACCAGTCATATGTTTGTAGAGATGTGGGACTTCAACCAATGGTTACTCAGGAATATCCTGTGTGAGCTTGGAAGAGCCAGCTATCTCACAATAGGAGTATTACTTCGTATAGCAACATCTAAGCTGAATAAGCTTGATTTAACTAAAGAAGAAAAGCTCTTAATTCATACGAATATGACTAGAAATATATGGAATGAATTCTACAGAATAGAGAATGAAGAACTTCCATTCTAACCCTGAAGACAGGAGGGAGTAGGCAGATTGAGGCCCTCCTGTTTACAATGCACACAAAAGTGCAGATTATGTATGAACTTACCAGACATTACTCCAGAAGAAATAACTCTGGTTAAGAACGCGAAAGAAGGAAAACCGCATTCCTTCACTGCTCTATTCAAGAGATATAAACATTTTGTAGATCATGTGCTTTACGAATATGTAAAAGACATGGATGAAGCACGTGATTTAACAAATGTTGTATTTCTTAAGGTCTACCAGAAACTCCCAAGTTTCACTGAATATAAATCATTTGGTGGATGGTTGAGAGTTATCTCAAATCGAGTTGCTGTGGATTATCTACGATTACGTTCGAAACACCGATTTACAGAAGATGTTGAAAAGGACTGGGTTGTACCGAAACAGAAAGAAGTTAATGAGACCGATCTGATCAATCGGTTGATTTATCAGGAGTCCGTGGACTACTTCAAAACCCTACCACATCCTCAAGGTCGTATAAACGAACTATATTATTGTAATAGTTACACAGTTGATGAGATTTCAAAAGCCTTATTCGTGCCCCTAGGTACTGTAAAATCAGTCCTATTTAGGACACGTAAGGAATTACGTAAACTTTTTAAACATTAACACAATGAGTCTACTTATTTATTGCATCGTTGCTGTGCTTCTCGCTTTCGCCATTGGTCGATCAAAGCGTTCAGCAAAGCTTTTTTGGCTGCTCATTACCTGTTTCGGTATTGGTGCCATTGGTGCAGCTATCTTCTCTTCGTGTGAGAAGGTTAAGGGGACTGATGATGTTGAGAAGAAAGCTTTCACGTCGATGAACGCTGGGGTGCAGAAGTCAGCCATTGTTGCAGACATTGCCCCAGTGTACATTGCTCTCTTTGAGCAGCCTTCGATGAGTCAGAAGCAATCTTATCACTATGACATCATTCCAGTATCTCATGCTGCAAGTAGCTCTGACATTACTGTCAGAGGAAATTTCGTCAATCTCTTAAACCCAGGATTAGTGTTTAAGTACTTTGACACATCATGAACCTAGAGTCTTCCATGCGGATAGATGATAAGTTCATTCATTAAATTAAGTTTAACAGTTTAAATCATTATCAAAATGAGCAAGAAGAACAAAAAGAACAACAAAGTTGTGACACCTCCCGTAGTTGAGACTAAGCAGGAGGAGAGTGAGGTTAAGGACACGAATGTCCAGGTGGATAACGAGCAGGATGCTGAGCAGAATGCTGATACCAAGGTGGAGACTCCGATGGTTCCACCTCAGCTCGATTTGCCGCTCATGCCGAGTACTACTGTGCAGGCAAACGGCCTCGATCCTAATCATCAGGTAGACCTGATCAGGATGACGCACGAGTACTTCAAGAACTCTCCTGATCTTATTCAGAAATTCGACATTTCGCAGGGTGTTGTTGACAACATGAATCATGTCAACATGATTGCCATTGCCGCAGCATGGGCCAATGAGATGACATTCTCTAAGACCCCGTTCGCAGGAAAGCTGCGTACCGCAGTGCTGCCTGAGATGGCAAGTGCTCTTAAGGAGCTCGGTATCAAGGCAGACAAGATTCTCGCCTTGCCATCTTCATCTGATGGTACTACGACCGTCACGTCTAAGGATGTTCAGATTCCTAAGACCGTGAAGGATCAGATGAAGGCCGAGAACAAGCTCCAGCAGGAAGAGATTGAGCTCGACCCCACGAAGATTCACAACAAGACTGAGGTCTTTAAGACCGTCCAGTATCTTCTTACGAACAAGGGTGCTGTCTACAGCAACATCAAGGCCGCTGTGAACTTCTATCGTTCATGGCTTCTCATCCAAGCTAAGGATGATCAGGCCGAGAAGGACCGCATCAGTGCCCGTACTGTCAAGGATATCATCCTCGACATCGCAGAGTTCACTAACGCATGTCCCTTCGTACTGAAGGGCGTTGGTGGTTATCTGCTGCGTCTTACGATGACTCACAAGAGTATTGTCCCTGCATTCTGTATTATGCGTAATACGGTGCATGACAAGGTGACCGGAAAGACGACAAGTGACGAGCAGGAGATTGCCGATATCTGCTATGCAGTTGTCAATTGGGCAGCTAATGCTCGTATCTCTGAGAAGAAGAAGAACATCGAGGTCCTTAGCGCAGACAAGAAGCACAACAAGGAGGCCATCGACGGTGTCAATGCTGACATCAAGGCTATTGAGGACGTTATCTCAATGCTCGATAACCCGAACAGCGACTTTGCTGACAACGTTCTTGATAACCTCAAGAGCGATGATGCAACCGTTGTTAAGCACGCTCAAGAGGCGTTCGGAATCATCGCTAAGTGCTACTATCCAGGCACTGATCTCCGCAAGCGTTACACCAACCTTGCGGACAACGTAAAGCAACTTGCCGGAATCATCACGAATCTCTTCCGAGATCCGATGAGTCCGCTTAGTAACTTCAACATCGCAAATCTCGACCAGGAGCTCATTGAGGCTCCGAAGGACGAGGAGAAGCCTACTGAGACTACTGAGAAGACTGACGAGTCTTCTGAGGAGTCTAAGGAGACTTCTGAGGCAAACAATCCTGAGAAGGCTGACGAGTCTTCACAGGATTCCAAAGAGTCTGACGAGACTGCTGAGGAGACGCCTACAGAGGAACCGTCCAAGGATAAAAAAAAAAT